CCCCGCCCCCCCCCCCCGCCGCCCCAATAAGAAAATTGAATCACCCAAAACAAAATAAATGTAACGTAACACATCATAATAACGTCACATAACAACGTAAAGCCACCATGGATCTTACTCAGAGTAAACTCACGAAAATAGAATGGATGAATACAGAAATCCCGGTGACGGACCACGAAAAGACCATTCTCAAACTCATCGTGGATGGTTACCACAATGTGGATGTGAGAACCAACCTCAACCAATCCCTGTTTCAACACCTGAAGGTGGACCACACCCCCGAAAACGAAGCCTTCCTTTTTAAAAAATATTTTGAAAAGGACATCCAAACCATGATAGAAAAATACCGCAAGAAACTGCCCGATTTTCCCTCGTACAAAACCTCGGTGGAAACCACCAAACAACCTAAAAAGGTAGACATCATCCGCATCGAACACATGGACAAAACCCTCGAACAAAAAAAGCCGGAGATTTTCGAATTCATTCTGTTGGAGTTTTGCACAACCATCCTCCGCTCCTTTGCAGAGGCATCTACAAAATACGCGTTTGCGTTTTATACCCTCCTCCAACTCAAGAAATGTGCCATACCCTATGTCAACAAGCATGTCATGATTGTCATCGATAAAATCGTCCAATACGCCCGAACCCATCTCTCTATCCGCGACGTCATTCACCATGCCCAAGAATTCATCGAAAAAAACCCCCACCTTCTCAAGTACGAAGACATGACGCTATTTCAGCACCAAAAGGAACTGTTTACTCTTCTCAAACAGGAGCCCGAAACCCCCAAATTGATCCTGTATATTGCGCCGACGGGGACCGGGAAAACACTGTCCCCCATCGGTATTTCGGAAGGCTACCGGGTCATCTTCATTTGCGTGGCCCGCCACGTGGGTCTGGCCCTCGCCAAATCGGCCATTTCGGTAGGGAAAAGGATCGCCTTCGCATTTGGCTGTGAAACCGCGTCGGACATCCGTCTCCACTATTTTGCCGCCGCAAATTACACCGTGAACAAGCGGTCCGGCGCCATCGGCAAAGTAGATAACAGTGTAGGACACCGCGTCGAGATCATGATATGTGATGTCCAATCCTACCTCACCGCCATGCACTACATGTTGGCGTTCAACGAAGAGACCAACATTGTGACCTACTGGGACGAACCCACCATCACGATGGACTATCCGCAGCACGAACTTCACGCGAAAATTCACGACAATTGGGTCAACAACAAGATTACCAAGATGGTGTTGTCGTGCGCCACGTTGCCCAAAGAGAGCGAAATTGAAGACACCATCGCGGATTTCAAAGCCCGGTTCTCGACGGACGAACACATCCCCGCGGTCCATTCGATCGAGAGTTACGACTGTAAAAAATCCATCGGCGTTTTGAACAAGGATGGGCGGTGTGTGTTGCCTCATACAATTCCCACGTTTTCCGATTACTCTGCCCTCATGGTCTCAATACATCACTGTGAACTCAACAAGACGTTGCTGCGCTACTTTGACCTGGCCGAAATCATCCGTTATCTGGAAGAGGTTCACCGAACCCCCAAGATTCTCGACGAGCGTTACCACATGGACAATTATTTTTCGGATATTTCGGACATTACCATGAACACCCTGAAACTGTATTATCTGGAAACGTTTCGCCATCTGGACCGCAATCAGTGGCCCAAAGTCCACGCGGCTCTGTCTTACGGACACACGACCAAATATGCGCTGAAACGCGGGGGAGGCAGCCTTCAACGCACACAGAGTGTACAGGTACCACATACGGCGTCGGCGTCGTCCAGCCTCGCCGACGCGATCACAAAAAACCACAGTTTTTCGACCACGACCGAGTTGAAACCCCCGGCGCCTACCCCCAGCGGGTGCGGTATTCTGCTGACTACGGCGGATGCGTTTACATTGACGGACGGGCCCACCATTTTCCTCGCAGAGGATGTGGAAAAGATTGGCAAGTTTTATATTCAATCGTCGAAAATCCCGACGGCCGTGTTTGAACGTATCATGGAGAAGATTGAGCATAATAATCAGGTTCAAAAAAAGATGGAAACCCAGCAACAAATGTTGGAAGACAAGATGGGCACCAACAAAGAAGAACCCGCCGCGGCGGGTAAATCGAGTAGTAAAAAGGACCGCAAAGAGGAGCGCAAAGAAGAACAAAACCCCGAAATACGGCGGATTGTTCAACAGCTGGACATGTTGCGTACCCAGATAATGTCGATCAACCTGGATGCAGTATATGTCCCGAATACCCCCAGTCATCAGCAGTTTTGGACCGAGACCCATCACGCCAACGCATTTGCGCCCAATATTTCGGAGACGGTGGTAAAAGAAATCATGGAATTGGATGTTGATAACAACATGAAAATCCTCTTGTTGTTGGGCATCGGGATGTTTACAAATCATCCTCATCCCGGATACATGGAAGTCATGAAACGGCTCGCCTATGAACAAAAACTGTATATTATTTTGGCCTCGTCGGACTACATTTATGGTACAAATTACGCATTCTGTCACGGTTTCATTGGGAAAGATCTCGCGAATATGACGCAACAAAAAATCATACAGGCCATGGGGCGGGTGGGCCGGAACAAGATTCAGCAGGAATACACCGTACGGTTCCGCGATGACGACATCATGATGAAGCTGTTTTTACCCCAACCGGAAAACTTGGAGGCCGTCAACATGAACAAATTATTCTCACAAACGTGAACCTTGGTTCCCCGGGAGGGGGCGTACGGGAGGGGGCGTACGGGGGAACCAAGGTTCCCCGTATTATTTGGCCCGGTAAGGAATATTGTAGGGGTTCCCCGTCAAGGCCGCCAAGATATCGGGATCGCTACGTTCCAATTGTACGTTTGAATCCAGCGTGGTAGGCATTTTCTGTAGTTCGCCAAAATTGTAGAGCGAGCCCGACTGCGTGGGACCACTCGGTCCCAAAGGACGCGTATTTTTTAAATAATTGTCCTTGGCTTTCCCCGTCATCGAAATGTCACCCGAATACAGTGCCATGTTACCCGGAACCATACGGCCGTTGATGGTGGACGACTTGAGATCATTGTTGCGCTGGTTGTACTCGGCTTCCTGCGAACGGTTCACGCGGTAACGCTCCGACGCGCTCGACCCCCCCACATAAGCGACATTGGTGGTGTCACGGGCCTGAGGTAACACCTGTTGCGGCGTCACATCGTAAGCACCTCCCCGTTGTCCGGCGTCAATGTTGGAATAAATGCCCTCGCGGCGGGTGGTATCGCGGATGGTGGGGGGCGGGCGGTCCTTAGGATCAAACATGTAGCCCGCGGACACGGAGGACCCCGGATTCTGGTAAGGACGCAACGAACCGATGGTGTTTTCTTTGCGAGAGGGACGCAGGGCGTCGAGGAGGGGGGCCACGGCCGCCCCGAACGCGCCGCCGATGGCGCCAAAGTAATCGTCGCGGCGTGTGGTAGATCGTTGGTTGGGGTAGGCTTTGACGGCATTGGCCCCGAAATCGTAGGTGGACGCGAAACCGTTGATACCCACCGCCCCTGCGGTACCCAGGGGCTGAGACCCCAGTTCGATGCGGTGAGGGGCCATGTATTCTCCCTCCAACACCCCGGCGCCTCCCAACTGCGATTTTGCCGCCCCGGAATACGATGACGTGGTGTTCGCACGCGTGGTGTGGCGGTCCATCTGTTGCGGACGAATGTTGTGACCCTGACCCATGCCGGTGGTGGTCAAGAGCCGGTCCTGCCCCAGTTCAAATGTGGTTTCGGGCCGGTGTTTCTCCTGAACCCCGAGTTCACCGCGCGAGGTCACATTGTGGATAGCGGGACCCTCGTAACCTAAAATCATGTGTCCGCTGGCTTTAGGATTGGTAAGCACGCGAAGTTGATCGACATTTTTTTCCGACCAGAGATCGCGCGCCAACACCCCCGAGTTGAATCCGCCCGCGCCCTGCGTGCCGTAGCCTAAACCCAGACCGGGGCCGACCAATTCCTCTTCGAAAGGTTTGACGTTGGCCATGCGCATGCTGGGATTGACGCGCGAACGCATGAAATCGGTAGTGTTGGGAGCACCGTTTGCCCACTGGTAGTTTTCACCCGGCGCAAAGAGGGGGGCCTGTTCCCGTTTGATGATGGTTTGCGAACCCGTCCCCGAGTAATTGTCTAAAATAGATTCATTGTTGTTGGCATCGACATTGCGGCCACGAATGTGACCACCGAAAAACGGTACCATGTTGTTGTGACGAAAATAGTCTTGGTTGACCGTCTCGCCGGTGAGGGACGTATATTGCGCGGAGGTAGAGGCTACCGACTGGTCATTATTCAAAGGCGCGTAAGAGGCCACGGCGGCGGTGTTGAGTTCCGGATTGAAATATTTGTCGGTGTATACCGAACCGCCGTCGTATTTGTTGACGGTGGAGAGTTTGGAGGTGAGATCTCTAATCTCGTTTTCCACAGGGTACTCGGTCGGGTAATTGCGGTTAGGAACGTCGACATTGGGCAGGTCGCTGCCCGATATCACTCCCCCGCCGTTGTTACGACGCGAGCCCCCCTGGAAATTATCTTTATTTTTGCTAGGGTTGGATGCGATGTATAAACCACCAATCGCCAACAACGGTATAGCGACTTCCATATTTTATCGGGTTATTATTGTATATTATACCTATAATATTATAGCTATAATATAGTGGAGTATTTTTGCGAATTTATCGGTTTGACCCGAGATTTGTGTTGTTTTTGCCCCCCGGGATGTACTTTATTGTGGAGTAGTCGGCGTGGGGAAGCTACTTATAGCATATGGCCACTGACCCGTTGCTACGGACCCCCCCCCCCTAGCCTCCTCCCCCTCCCTCCCGACCCTCTTGTTCAGGATTTTTGTCCGTGACGTTCTAAAAACCGTGTAGAAACCAAGCTAGGAAAGGGGGCTTCTACGTGGTCTTGCACGGAGTGCATAGGTTGTTCCCACCGGTTTTGTTCTAAATCCCTAAACATCCAGGCAGGATGTGTGGCGCGGGACTCGTTGACCACCGGGGTTTCGCGAATGGGATAGACCCCGGCAGTATGAAGGGGAGTTTTCGCATCGTACGTCACAACATCGTGGGTGAGCCGACGATCGATGCCCAGCAACGAGGTGTTGACCGCCAAGGAGTTGGTACGCAGGTTAGCACCCCAACCCTGGAGGCGAATGTGGGGGTCTTCAATAAAGGGCACGGAGAACCCCGGCCCCGGGGTTTCTAACCAATAGCGCCCCTGGTCCGTGGATTCTTGCAGTTGTTTGCGAATACGGGAGGGATCATCGTGAAATCGGGTAAAAGACATGGTAATATTACGATAACGATGTTGTTACTATATTCTATTATTCTATTATTCTCGTAGAATAATGGGGTTGAACCGGCGGGGGGTGTTCAAATGGATGTTATATTGTATCGATAAAAAAATATAAAACCCTATCCAAATAATGTAATAATCGCACTATCCTCATGATTGCGGAAACTTCGTCATCCCTTTCCACCTCCCCCCTCCCCCGAATATGTCTAAACATGATTGTAAAAAACGAAAGCAAGGTGATTCGACGCCTATTGACGTCGGTTCTCCCGTTGATAGATACCTACTGTATTTGCGATACCGGCAGTACGGACGACACCGAAACAATCATCCGCGAGTTCTTCGCCGAGCACAATATCGAGGGGCGTATAGTCCACGAACCCTTTCGCGATTTCGGATACAACCGCACCCACGCCCTCACCCAGTGCGATACCATGGAGGGTGTAGACTATATCCTTCTCATTGACGCGGACATGGTTCTCCAGGTCCAATCCAGTGTGGAGACACTGAAGCGTAAACTGTGGGCGAACCCGGCGCACTATGTTTTCCAGGGAACGGAAAAATTCTACTATAAAAACGTGCGGTTTGTGAAACACCGATCGGGCATGTCGTACTGGGGGGTCACCCACGAATATGTGAAAGTACCCGAAGGGACCACGTACGGCATGTTTGAGAAAGACGCACTGTTTATTCACGATTTGGGGGACGGGGGGAGCAAGGCCGACAAATACGAGCGTGATATTCGGCTGCTGACCCAAGGGCTGGAGCAAGAGCCGAACAACGACCGGTACACGTTTTATTTGGCCAACAGCCTGCGGGATGCCAACCGTACGGAAGAGGCCATCGCCATGTTCAAAAAACGGGTGGAGATTGGCGGGTGGATCGAGGAAATATGGCACAGCCTTTACAGTATCGGCAAGTGTTACCAGAAAATGGGGGAAATGGAAAAGGCGGTGTATTATTGGATGGAGGCCTACGCCGTTTACCCCCGCCGAATCGAAAACTTGTACCGCATCATCAATCATTACCGCGAACGTGGTAAAAACGAGTTGGCCTACAGTTTTTACAGCATGGCGGACAAGCAGCGTCAACTCCACCCCCCGCAAGATTACCTTTTCATGGAGAAGGAACTTTATGACCACAAACTGGATTATGAACTCACAATCGTGGGGTATTATTGTAACCACGACGGGCACGATCTTCCGCAAAAATGCGTCAACGTCTTGTGCTACCCCCACATTGAGGAATGGATGTCGCGAAACATTTTGAGTAATTATAAATTTTATGCGCCCAAATTGCGGGAACGGGGTTCGTCCTATACGCCACTTTCAGACGCGCTGTTTTCCATGGTGAGTGACCCCAATTTCACGTCGAGTACCCCATCGATCACCTACCACGAGAACAAGTTGATTGTCAACGTGCGTTACGTGAACTATCACATTGACGAGCGCGGGGGGTACGTGCAAAAAGACACGATCGAAACCCGCAATGTGGTATATATTCAAGAGGAGGACGGTGCTGCCACCACGGGGCAGCTGCTTCAACATGTCAAAGCGCTGGACAATACCTACATAGGTTTGGAAGACGTCCGCCTATTTTCTCACGGAGGAAAGGTGTATTACAATGCGAACCGCGGATTGGGTTACAGTACATTTGTCATCGAACACGGCGAAATCGATTTGGCGACGGGGGAGACTCAAAACACGGTGTTACTCAACTGCGCGGATCAACATCAGGTGGAGAAGAATTGGGTGCTCTTCTCGGACGGCGATGACCGGCTGAAGTGTATTTATAAGTGGCATCCGATGCAGGTGGGGGACATTCACCCCACCACGGGGCGGTTCACGACGACCCACGAAATACCCACTCCCCGGTGTTTCAAGCATTTTCGCGGGTCGACCTGCGGGGTCCGGGTAGGAGACGAAATATGGTTCATTTGTCACATTGTGTCGTACGAGGACCGGCGGTACTATTACCATGTGTTGATTGCGGTAGATCCGCGCACCTACGAAATACGCCGGTTCTCCCGGTTTTTTACGTTCGAGGGCGACAAGGTGGAATATACCCTGGGATTTGTAGTGGCAAACGATATGGTACGTATTGGGTATTCGACGATGGACCGTACCACCAAATTTATGGAGATTTCCCGGGAGAAATTGGAGAACCTGTTTATGTAACGGGTTTTCGGAGGGGGGAGGGGCGGTCACCAAATTTTTTCGTGGCATAAAATATACGCGTGGTAATTATAAAATGAAATTAACCGCATTTTGGTATTTTTTACTCATATTAGCCGTATTAATAGTTTTCATGTTATTTATGAAAAATACGCCCAATTCTCCTCCCTTGGAGTCGTTCGTGAATTACAATTACACGGTGGCACCCAATACCACGTGTAACGTGTTGGGCTATCCTACGAACAATGTGTTGAAAATTTACGACAACAATTACATTGACACGACCAACGGAAATTTATTGAGAGTGTACGGTGCGGCCTACGGGTCGGGTTCCCCGGCGCCCTCCCCCGCCGCGGCGGCGGGCACCCCCTCGGCCGTCCCCTCGGCCAACGCGGACATTGATCATTTAGATGTAATCAACCGAAGCGGAACCTTGACCAAATACTCGTATTTAAATGGTACGCCGACGATTCCCGTTCAACCGACCACTGTTTCTAACAGCTCGGAGACGTGGTTTATTTACACTGGATGTCCCGTGATTTCCCAAACCACGAACAATGAAGTGATTTATTTACCGTGGGACCAGGACACCTATGTCCACGTGATTGATTTAGATCAAAACACCAATGCGTGTGGCTACTATATTCCGGCGAACAGTAAGAATGTGAGCTACCAGGCGTTTTCGGCGGTGATACCACCCTTGTCCATGGCAGTCAAGGACCACAATCCCAATAACAACACTTATGTGTTGGAAACGACGACCTCACAAAAACTTTACCAAATATTAAGCAATATTTTCTACAACCCGTCCACGGGCGATTTAGTGATACAAAATAACACAGGTACGCCGAAGATTTATAACCGCAGCGGCAACGTGATTGCGGGATTCTCGGCCGTGAATTCGGTGCCTGCGTCGAGTACGGTTTGGGTGGCTTATGACACGATAGGTCAGAACATGGTGTTGTACATACCCAGTGGACAAAAAACGATGATTTCGGTCATCCAGACGAATAACACGGCGAACAGCGCGGCGGGAACGAGCAACGTGTACAAGATTCTGGAAACGCTGCGGTTCGGCGCCGACGGTTCTCTACAGAAGAACGGGGTCACGCAAACGCCTTTCCCGGCGAATTCTTCAAAGTTGACGACGGTCAAATTGAATCTTGCGGACAGCAGCGCAGCCAAAGGCGGCGCGTCTCCTAGCCCCGCCGCATTGCCGGTTGCCTCTCCCGTGCCACCCCGCGCACCTGTAGTAACTACGACTCCTGGGGTGGACTGGAACGACTATTTGTTGAAGACCCAGTTCATCCCGCCGATTTGCCCCGCGTGCCCGGCGTGTCCGTCGTTCACGGGGACGTGCGCGAGCTGTGGCTCCACGGGAGGAGCATCTTTGACGCCCAGTGCGCAATATTCTTTGTCGGACGTTCTACGTCGCCAGGGAGGCACACAGGCCAGCAACCAGGTCAGCAACCACACCAGCAACCAGGCCAGCAACCAGGCCAGCAACCAGGCCAGCAACCAGGGAAGTCGCACCACGGCGGGCGATGTGACATTGGGTATTGCCAATAATCTCACGGAGTTGGGTGAAACGGCACTGATCGGTGCGGGAGGGTTGGCTTATGCGGCGGGATCGGGGGCCACGAATCTTCTGAAAGACGCCGGATCCGGGGCTACGAACCTGTTGAAAGATACCGGATCGGGTGTGTCGAATTTCCTGAAAGACACCGGCTCGGGGGTTTCAAATATACTACAAGGTGGTAGTGGTGCCATGCAGGCGGGAATGTCTCAACAGCAGCAGCAGCAACAACAACAACAACAACGGATGACGAGTGCCGGTCAATCGGGAACATCTCAGCCGCAGCAGCAGACCATGGGGACCGCCGGAACGGCGACGGCAGAAGGGCGATCGTATTCCCAACTCGGACAATTGGTGGGGCCCACCAATCCTTATACTTACAACGGGGTGTTAACGGACCGCCCCGGTTCCGATTTCCTGCCCCTGACCACGGATTTCAGTAAATTTGGCCGGTAAATACCCGCCGTGCGTTAGTATTTCGAATATAATAACAGATCTAAATACATCTGGTATTATAGTGTACATTTTCTCTGCTGCTGCTGCCGTAAATGGATGAGATACTGGGCCGAGAAAAAATAAAAGAGGAGATCAAACACATTCTGTTGAATTTCAAAGAGAATTGTAAAAATATACATTTCAAAAAGGGGATTTATATCTACGGCGCCACGGGATGCGGAAAAACCGAATTTGTCTTGTCGCTACTGAAAGAATTGGATTACGACGTCATCAAGTACGATGCGGGGGATGTACGCAACAAATCGCTGATAGAGACCATTACCAGCAACAACATTTCCAATCGCAACGTTCTCCAGATGATGCACCGAAAAGTGAAAAACATTGCCATTGTCATGGACGAGATTGACGGGATGAACAACGGCGACAAGGGCGGCATCACTTCCTTGATCAAACTGATCCGTCAAAAAAAGACCAAAAAGCAGAAATCCGAGGACGTGACCCTCAATCCCATCATTTGTATTGGGAATTATTTCATGGACAAGAAAATCCGGGAACTCATGAAAGTATGTAATGTGTTTGAACTTAAAACGCCGACGGATGAACAGATTGTGGGTCTTTTGCGACAGTGGGTGCCGCATGCGCCCACCACGTACACCCGGTTCATTCAGGGCGATTTGCGTAAATTGCTGTTTATAAAAAAAATATACGAAAAAAACCCCCGAATTTTCGAACAAACGACCGCCACTTCGGACAAGATGGTGACGGTTCTCGAACACGTGTTTAAAACCAAAACCAATATCGAAGACTCTAAAAAAATTACCAAGACTCTCATGAACCGGTCCCTGCCCATTGAACAACACAATACTTTCATGAACGAAACGGATCGCACCATTGTGGCGCTGTTGTGGCACGAGAACATTATAGATGTCATCGATAAATCACCGACGAACAAATCCTTCATGTTTTATTCGCACATCCTGGACAACATGTGTTTTGCGGATTACATTGACCGCATTACGTTTCAAAACCAAATCTGGCAATTCAACGAGATGTCGTCGATGATGAAAACATTTTACAACAACCGGTTGTATCACGAAACGTTTCCCGAAAACGCGGGTAAATTTCAACCGGACGAGGTGCGTTTCACCAAAGTGTTGACCAAATATTCGACGGAATACAACAACCAACTCTTTATTTACAGTATGTGTCAGGAGCTGGACATGGATAAAAAGGACATGATTGCGTTTTTCCAGGAATTGCGTTTGGTCTATGGTCACGATTTCTTGACGAATCCGGATATTATGACGAAAGTAGACGAAATGTTTGAGAATTATAATATCAATAAATTGGATATCAAAAGAATCTATCGATATTTGGATAAAAATGTCAAAAAAGAAACGGGCGACATTGATTTCGCCGAAGGGGACCCCGAGGAATCCTAGCCGGAGTTCAACGGACGAGATCAAACTCGGATAAACACCTCGGGTTCGCTCTTAGAAAGCGGTTTTTTAGGGTTATTCAACAGATTGTCGGTGTAAGAAAGCGGTTCGGCGGGTTTACGGAAAATATTGTTTTCGCGCCGGGTCGTCTCTGCGGGTTTCGCCGGGGCCGTACCCGATTCTTTCTGGACGGAAGCATCCGGAGCGGAGGGCTTGTCCGTTTTAATGGCCGTGTTTTCCGCAACCAATTCGGAATTTTTCAACAAAAGTACTTTGACCTGCGACGAGAGCTTGTCCACAGTTTCGGTGAGTTCCTGAATTTTTGTCTTGAACATTTCGGTACCGGCTTCCGACGGTGGTCGTGCGTCCACCTGTTTCAGCCGGGCATGATACATCGCGTTGATCTTATCCAAATCTTGGATGCGCCGTTCCATTTCAACTATTTTCTGTTGTTGTTGGTTGATGATGGCTACCGCGTCATTCAATCCAATCGGTACCGGGTCCTTACCCGGTTGCTGCATCATGATTTGTTGAGGAGTTGGTAAATTCTGTTGTTGGTTTTTCAAGGCGGCTTCTATTGCTTCCTTTTCGCGCTGTTCCTTTATATCTTTTATTTGCTGAAGAACGTCGGGTTTCATGCGGGGCTCACCGGGGGCGTACTGACGCAAACGTTCGTCAATCTCTTCCAAGAAAAATTGTTTGATCCGGGCTTCGTGAGGGTACTTGATAAACATATCTACGGTTTTGTTGGATAGACGAGTAGTTCGGGGGTTGATGTTCTCCAACAGGGTCCGTTTATCGAATGAATTGTGTTCGTGCGAAAATACCAGAATTGTTTTGAGGGGGTCCAGTTGTACAAAGGGTACTGTGTAGTTTTTCAGAAAATGGCGCTCTTCCGCAATCGACACATGGTCTTCGTAACGCGTGCTGTTCAACAGTTCACGACGAAACGCAAATGATGCGGCGGTCGCGTGGTTGGGCCCGTAGGGACCAAATTGGTACATGGCCGATTTTCCTTGCTGAATATTTTTGAAATAAAGATAAATTTCGCTGGAACCGGCACAGAGTGCTTGAGGGTTTTTAAGGAGACTTTCGACCGCATGTGAAATACGCTCGGGAGGATAATAGTCGTCGTCGTCCATATATACCAGAATAGAACCGCGGGATTTGTCGTGCATCATGTTACGTTTCGCCCCCAACGTCATCTTTTTATCGACCGTGAAATATTTTATCTGGGGAATGTTGGCCGCATCAACCAAATCCCCAATCTTGTCGGTCCCGTCGTCAATAATGATCCACTCCAGCCGGCTTTTGGGATAAGTTTGATTGCGGAAACATTCAAACATGATGGGAATAAAGGGGCGGCGGTTGAAGGTGGGAGTACATACCGAAACAAACGGCATAGGAGGTTTGTTATTGGTATGGTTACTCGTCGAATTCGAAGTGGACTTTGTTTTTTTCTTCATGACGTACCAGGTAAGTGGTTATGTTGTGTATTATTACTAATATACAACATTTATACTGTTTTTGTTATTATATTACAAGGCATAATAAATGAATGGTCTCCCCCGCCCTCCGCCCTCCCCCCCCCCGCCCCCGTCTTAATTAAACGATGGGCGGTATGACCCAACTTTTCGTGCGGTAGATTTAACTTTCTGTGCGGTAGATCTAAAAGTGGAAATTATACGGGTTGAAAAGAGCCGAATGAGGATATACATGAGGATAACCAAAATCGCAAAGGAAATAGTGATAAACATGAGACTGAGTTTCAATTGTTTGGAACTGGTTATTTGATCAGTGTTGACATACTTGAAACTCGCAAAAAACAGAACAGTGATGATGGAACCCATGTATAAATGTTTAAACATGATTTGTATGGCTTTATGGTAAACCCAGGATATTTTAGAGTACAGCCAGTCCCATGTAGTCATACACTGTGATTCGATACCGCAGCGTTCCATGTAATTGTTGCTACTGGTTTTTTGAATATAGTTACTGATTTCAGAAAAGCTTTCGATAATCCCCAATTTGGAAAAATAGGCAATACCGAAGAAAGAATAGAATAATATATAAAACGCAATAGACATGCCGGCTATCGTAACAAAGTATTGAGATATCATAAACCGTAAAACGTCGGTAACCATATTTTTTGCGCCCGACAAAAAATTGTATGCGAGAGATGCGGTTCCTTGCGCGGCATTTTTGGCGAGGTTAGTGGCAACGCTTTTGCCGACCGATGAAATTTTATGCAACATCGGCGAACGACATTTTTTTATGAATCCTTTGATTTGGGGTGTATTTTCTTTTAAATTTTTATTCCAATTTTTAGCATATTTTTTTCTCCATGCTCTTATTTGTTCATCAGTGGGGGTTTTACCTGCATTTTCCTGGGTATCATACCATGCGATGGTTTCTTTTTCGAGTTGAGCCTTGGAAAATTGTTGAATATTGGTGATTTTATTGTCGCATTTCATTTTTGTGAAATCCATGACGGGAGGTGTGAAAACAACATCGACATTACTCTGAGATGTTGGGTTCGTCGTAGTACTATTAGATGTAGTCGGGGCGCCCGGATTACCCTGAGTGGTAATAGCCGTAGGCGCCGCGGCCGCAGCAGTCGTAGCCGTAGCTACAGGAGCCGCGGCCGTAGGAGCCGCGGCCGTATCAGCCGTAGCCGTAGCTGTAGCAGCCGCGACAGGAGCACCCGTAGCCGCAGGAGCCGCGGCCGTATCAGCCGTAGCCGTAGCTGTAGCAGCCGCGACAGGAGCACCCGTAGCCGCCGTAGAAACCGCATTAGTAGGCAGTACAGGAGCCGCAGGGGGCGCAACCCTAACTAAATTAGTAGGCGGTACAGGAGGGGGTATATTATCTGCAGCAGAAACATCAACTACAGGAGCAGTACCCGGAGGAACAGTACCAGCAAGAGAAGTAGACGCAGGCGGTACAGGGGGCGCATCATCCACAGAAGCCCCTTTTACAGGATTACCTAATTCAGACTTTTTATCATTATCAATAGCTTGTACAAGTGGTGACGATATCGAAGTCGTCGCAGTAGTAACAGAAGTAGACGGTGTATCCCCATTTACAGTAGTAGCAGCACCCTGAGAAGCAGCACCCTGAGGAACAGCAGTACTAGCAAGAGCAGCACCCTGAGGAACCGCAGTACTAGCAAGATCCGCACCCTGAGGAACCGCAGCACCCGGAAGAACAGCAGTACCCGGAAGAACAGCAGTACCCGGAAGAACAGCAGTACCCTGAGGAGCAGCAGTACCCTGAGGAGCAGTCACGCCTGATACAGCAGCCGGTTCGCCCTCCGGTCCAGCATCAGCAGCAGCAGCACCCGGTTCACCCTCCGGTCCAGCATCAGCAGCAGCCGCAGCACCCGGTTCACCCCCCGGCCCAGCAGCAGCACCCGGTATAACCGGCTGAACCACCACAGTGTTGGTTACATTCACAGGGCCCGGACGTACTGCGCCGGGAACAGGAGGGATGGGGTCTCCCGTGCGATTGGGCAACAAATCATCTACAATGTCGTTAACCAACTTCTCCTGTTCTTCCTCTGAGAGGTTCTCATTGTAGAATTTACTGTAAAAGCTGGGAAAAATACTCGGAATTTGCCCACCAAATATAAGTAAATGAAAAAACCAGTAGGTACGTAAGGTAGGTGAATATTCTTTACCATTCGAGTATTTATGTATAAGCGCGTCGTCCCAGGGTTTTACAGAATGATTAAAGAGGATTTTCATGGAATCGTAAAACAGATCAACGACCGCCGGACCCCAGGTACTGGTTGTCTTGTAAATGAAAATATACATGACCAAAAAAATCATATCGTGGCTTTTAAACAACCACTCCATCATACCGGGTAAATCATACAACATGAATTTGTTGAGACATTGGAGGGGATATAGAGTAAATTCGAACAAAAAATTCATAAGAGGACTCGAATCTTTAAACATTTTCGAAGATAACTTCCAGCTAGAAACACGCTGATTTTCGTAACGATAAAACATGATGAAAAACCAGTTGTGAGTAATTAGTACACTGAATAATAACGCAAAAACCCGGGAAATATTCGCAATAACCACCCGCATTTCGTCATCCGTCGCCGGACTCACCAGCTGGGATACCGTCAGCCCGTCACATATTTTGATTCCCAATTTATTTATTAACCATTTGTAGTAAATAAAAGGGTATTCCACGTACTTTAAATTCGTTTTCACAAACTGGAAAATGGGATTATCGTTGATGTCATTAGACACATCCGCAATGGTGGCATTCATTTGACCAGTAATCGTGTGTGAATTTGGATCAGTCGTATCACCGGATGACTTCACATCTCCCGGTTGGATGGCTTTTCCCCCGATACATGCACTAAAATTGAGGTTTTTTACAAAGCCAATCTCGTTGTTTTTCAGTTCAAGCAGGAGTTCTCGGTCGGCAAAATCCATATTATTCACATCAATCAACGAACCTAGAATGTCGATGTCGCCCTTACCAACATTAAACTCGACACCTTTCTCATCCGTCCGAATAGTTCCTAGTGGGCCTAAAGATCTAGTGGAGGGTTCTTCGCCTTGTTCACCGAACCCTTCGACATAGCTACTAGCACTGCGTGTCCCGATTACACCCAATTTCTCCGGTTCAACGGGAACATCTCGCACAAAAAAAACCGGATAGTTGTCCGGTTGGGTGGATAAAATTTCCAAAGGATCCACTTGATTGCGTATTTTTTTATGTTTTTGTATTTTATGTCGGTCAAGATTTGACCCCGCACCTCTATCAACATCTGTAAGGGGTAACACGGTTGAATTATTTGATGATGATACATTGCCCTGGTCCGAGTTTTTTTTGTTTATTTTCCAGGTTGTTTTTTCCATAGTTGATACAGAAGACCAATATAGTATACTGTACTATATTATATTGGTGTTTTTACCCATCTTTTTGGGTGCGGGTTGCCCGGCCATTTTTCGGATTACATGTAATCCAATTCGTTGTTGTTCATTTGACGTACCTTTTCGCGATAAGCCGCCTGCGCGTTTTCGGCGCGTTTTTTCTCGCTTTCTTGGGCGGTTTTGGCCTCTGCTTCCAACCGCACACGGTCGCGCTTGGTCATCTGCGTCTGGTACTTGCGCACTCCTCGTCCGCCGCTAGTAACCCCGGCGTGTCCCAGGGCACGGTCCAGGCTTTGATCCGCGGCGAGTGAGACGGTGGTAGGCGCAGACGACATGTTATCGGGGTGGGGGAGTGAAATATCAACACTTGGGTTTCGGATGGTGGCATCTTGTACGAGATACACCAAAAGAATCAATTTTGTAGTAAAAATACCAATTTAACGCGCGTACAGCAACCCGCAGTTTCCTCCGATGATGGATAACACATTGTAGCGTTCTTCAAAGAGAACCAAATTGAAATTATAGTCGTAGAGTTTCCAATTTTGCTTGTTAACCCCAATCGGGTTACCATTACCGTCACAAATGACCTGAAAATTCGAATTGGCCGAAAAAGGAGGGACGTAGGTGGTAATCTCCAGTTCGATGGTTTTGAATTTACTCATGTTAATACCCCCCGATGGCTGATATTCAAATGGACTTGTGTTTAAACAAAAATTGTAACAATAAAGCCCTTCTTTGGCCGCCGAACCCGTGCGCGTGTATTTTTCCACATAGTTAAACACACCGCTGGGTAGGGTGTTTTCCCGATATTCTCCGTTTAACAGGATGCCCGCAGTGAATAAAATGTCCTTTTGATTGTCCACGGTAAAATCGCCCGAATAAAAATACCCAGAGGTGGTCAAATTGGGTTGAGTCTGTGGTCCGTAAACCAACCCTGCGGCGGCGGCTTGTTCCGCAAACGTGGGAGATATCGTATTCGGCGCCAACGTGACATTGGAGGGCAAATTGCCGTATGGCCAATTCGTGTAATTCGACCACTCGTTACGCAGATTCACGTCATTACGTTGTAAATACCACATCCAGTTTGCGATCATTCCGTTGGAGGTAAGAGGTAATCGCATGGATCCTGTAACGTTTTCAAAAGAATAACGGAAAACGTCTTTCACCAGGTAGACCTGATCCTTGGCCGCAAAAAGTTCGGTTTCGGCTTTGGACAAAAAACAGTAATTACACAGTAAATGAACGTCGGCGTTCCACACGGTGGTTTGGTTGGCGAAGTTGCTGGCTTCCATGAAAATCGACGGAGGGGTTTGTAGAAACCGGTACATTTGCATTTCCTGGCGGTTAAAATCGGGCTGAATGTAGGGATAATTGTTGCCAAAATCAAAGACATCGCGAACCTGAAACATCTCCTGGATGGGTCTGAGCGTAATATCTATTTCCAGCTCATTGTATTGAAGCGCCACCAGAGGAAATGCGCACCGACTGTCGAGGGTAAACCAGGTGTTGATAGGAATATAGAGTTGGCGACCGCGAATCGACGGTTCCGCCCCCGCCGGGTTGTCAGTATAATACGCACTCGGGTAGCAATTTTCTCTACCCATCGCAATAGCGGGGTTGTTTAACTCCTCGACATTGCCCGTCATTTCGTTGAACAATTTCTTCTTTTCGGCGGAAAAATCGCGGTCAACCATGGCTGCCAAATAATCCCCCGAATATTTTTGTAGAGTCAGAGAGCCACACGTGATGTTGATTTCCTGGATAATTTGGGTACCAATGTTATCTATCCACCGGAATTCGTACGGCGCCCACATATCACCCGTACTGGTTGTTGGCTGATAAAACGGACTCCATATGTTCGGCAATGTAATGACTAAATAGGTGTCCATGAGTAATTCCGCATAACGTTTAATTTTGAATTTAAATGTCGAGGGGGTGGTGGTCCGCAAATCACGCGAACCATCGTAATCAATGCGAAATTTTTGTAACCCAAAGTTCGTGTGTTTGGAATAAGTGACGGTAAAAAATGTCTTGGTCGGATTCCCCATTAAAAATACATTGTTACTGCCTTCAGAAATAATATTTAGTAGTCCACCGGGCATGGTACGATATTTTAGTAGAGTAACTCTCTCGCGAAGGAGTATAATAAATTACTATAATATATTAGTATTATATTGTTTTTTATCTGGAAAGGAAATGTCTTACCTAAAAAAATTCGTCATTTTGCTAGTGTTGGGGGGATTTTTATATTTAATTTATCAGCTGATGCGACAACGCCAATTATTACTGGCCCGCGAGGGTCTGGCATTCAGTGTCCCCAGTAAAACCAACGAGTTGGCCACGGTAACTGCGAATACAACCCCCGTGGGTATTTCCAATGCCCCGGTCCCAACAAAACCGATGCCGATAGTTCAGTATTGTATCAAAGCTTCGTATAACACCGCGTTTACGGGTAACTATATCAACAAAGACATGGTAAAATATGTATTACAGCGCGGTTGCCGTTTTCTAGATTTTGAAATTTTCCCCAATGCAGAGGCCAAAGACAATATCAACCTGATTCCGACGGTCAGCTGTCACGAGATGCGCCCCCAGTCTACGGAGACTCTGTACGATATTTTGAATACGATTGGTATCTACGGGTATTTCCAGGGCACCCCGAATCCGCAGGACCCCATTTTCATCCATTTACGGGTTTGTTCACAGGGAAATCGGTATCTGTACTCGCAGATTGCGCATGTCATTCACAATTCGGCAATTTCCTCCAAATTGTATGTAGATAACGCGGGGAAAGCCATCCAGTTAGATCCGATGACCCAAAATTTAGACAGTTCACTGAACGGAAAGGTGATCATTGTGTTGGAAGCCCAGACCGCGGCCGATTACCGCGACCCGCAAAATTCGTGTGCGACGCTCAGCGGGAAATCATCGTCACCGTGTTATGATCTGGCGAATTATGTCAACATGATTACGGGTTATACGAATACGGTACGTACTTATTCCACCTTGGCGAATCAAAAATTAAATTCACCCACGATCCGCGACGACAAATTGACAACCTCGGTAAATTCATTCAATTTGGTGATACCAGACAATGCTAGTTCTAATTATTGGGTCAAACTTTTCGGGATGTCGAGTACGATGCCTTATTACAAATTGCCGTTGAATTACGGTATACAGGTGGTCATGTATCCCTTTTATCAAAACGATCAAAATTTGGCTACGTACGAAACGATGTTTGCGAATAGCGGACACGCTGCGTTTGTTCCGATGGCCACGATGATTACCTATATAAAAAAATCTATCGCCTAATAAACGGTCACCCCCCATGCGCCACAATTTGGCTTGTGGTAAAAATCTATCTATTTATTAGATAGATAGATTGACATTGATACACAGACAGATAAGAGAACCCATGTTTCAACCTAAACCTAAGCCCATCCCCATGCCCAGGCCCAAGTCCCGTAAATTTCACACTGAGTTATGTGATGATTCGATGACGTTTCAAGAATGTGAATTGGCGATTTTACGACACGCAGTGGACGAAACTGAACAATTACAGTCGTCCAAGGTGGCGAGTTCGGAAGAAATAAAGCGCATTATCGTGGTTTTAGAGGATTTTTTGCGCCGCAGAGAGTGTATCTGTTACGGAGGTACCGCCATCAACAACATTCTGCCCAAGTTTGCCCAATTTTATAACCGCGATTTAGAAATTCCGGATTACGATTTTTATTCCAAAACCCCGTTGGAAGATGCGAAAGCATTGGCGGATATTTATTTCAAAGCGGGTTACGAAGAGATTGAGGCCAAATCGGGGGTACACCACGGAACATACAAGGTATTTGTGAATTTTATTCCGATTGCGGATATTACGTACCTTGATCCAGAAATATTTGACACCATGAAACCCGAAGCCATCAAGGTTGCCGGAATTTACTATGCGTCGCCCAATTTTTTACGCATGAATATGTTTTTGGAATTGTCGCGCCCGGCGGGGGATGTTTCGCGGTGGGAAAAGGTTCTCAAACGTATGACCCTTTTGAACAAATTTTATCCGGTCAATCCCGAGTTAGAATGTTCGATGGTGGAATTTCAACGCAGCATGTCGACGGCATCGCGTCGCGGGGATTTAGAGAACCAATCCCAGAAAATTTATTATATTGTACGTAATACGTTGATTGACCAAGGTGTGGTGTTTTTTGGCGGATACGCGGCTTCGCTTTATTCAAAGTACATGCCCAAGAATCAGCAACGGCTCATTCGGGCCATCCCCGACTTTGATGTTATTAGTGAAGACGCCAATACGTGCGCGCTCATCCTGAAAGAACAGCTGGAACAGGCGGGATTCAGACACGTCGAACAGATTCTTCATCCCGCGATTGGAGAACTGATTCCAGAGCATATTGAGATTCGGGTGGAAAGAGACACGTTAGTATTTATATACCGCCCCATTGCGTGCCATAATTATAATAAAATACAGTTGGGGTATAACGAGATTAAGATTGCCACAATCGATACTATGTTGACGTTTTATTTCGCATTTTACTACACGCAGCAACCCTACTACAACAAGGACCGGATTTTGTGTATGATCAAATTTTTGTTCGACGTGGAGCAGAAAAACCGGTTAGCGCAAAAAGGGTTACTTAAGCGTTTCAGTATCGACTGTTACGGTAAACAGACCACCTTGGAAAGCATCCGCGCAGAGAAAACGGAAAAATTCAAAGAATTCAAAAATAATCGCACGTCGCGCGAATACGAAGAATGGTTTTTGAAGTACAATCCAACGGCGGTAAAATCGAATGCCAATCCCACGAAAGTAAACGCCACCCCTAAAAAGAAGACCACGAAAAAAGCGGAAAAACGCGGATTGGCGGCGGTTCTCTCCGTGCTTCGTCGTAAAACGTCGCGAAAAAAGGAGAAGTCGGCGAGTTTCTTGAACGCATTTTGAAAGGAAATGGAGAGGCCAGGTCCATATGGCATCTAGGCGAATCCGATCCACAGCACTATACACCTCTGAACTAACCAAAATACGGTTCCAAACAGGCCACTTTTCATCAGAATACCGTAAAAATTCAGGTTACCGTCTGAATGGAAAATCGGCAACATCTTGAGATATTTAAACATGACACTATTCACAATCGGCATGCTAAAAATAAAAAACAAGAGGGCGACAAACAAGGGAAGCTGTAGGTCGGTCATGAGCCCGTCTAATTCTTCGGCCGTTTTTTTGGTCTTTTCGTGTTTCTGTATTTTCTTTTCAGAGGCGATTTCGTATTCCTTGATGTAGTCACCCGTGAGTTTGGGACGAGGAACATAATTGGGTTGTATTTCCTCGTCTTGTTGGTACGATATCTGGTCCATGGGAATATCGCGCGAAGGTAAACGCACCGGCTCTTGGGGCAAATAATCCATCATTTTGGCAGGATCGAGGGCCGCATTCCGGTTAGGACCGGAATACTCGGGCAAAGGCATTTGGTTGGGTTGAATCGAGTTACCGTAAGGGTTCGGGTGGACATTTATGGGGGTGTAAGTGGTGGGGGTCTCCTCAAACCCGTGGCGTCCTGCTCCCCCTCCCGATCCCGATCCCGATCCCCCGGGAGGCATTTGAATGGTAACATTCTCGGGTAAATCGACAATTCGTGTAGTATTTTCCATACTATATGAATTCCACCGACATCTTAAAGTAATACAAAAAACGCAAAGTGTGGTCAGGTCAGATAGATTCCTGGGATTTATTTTTGAAAGAACGAGAATAATCCGGAAGCACTGGGCGATGCGGAGGGTGCGGCACCTTTCATGAGAATGGACTGCTGTTCGGCCAATTTCTGCGCCTTTTGTTCTTCGGTGGGCGGAGATTGAATGTCAATGATTTGGCGAGTCTTGTCGCATTTGACCGGGGCAGTTTTGTAGGTATAACATTTGTTCCCGTATTTGTATATTTTATCGTCAAATTCGCTTAAAATGGGTCCGTGGAATACCAGACAATTTTTGTCGTTACAGGCTTTTCTAAACAAGGTCGCAATACCGAGACCGAGGAGAACGGAAATAAAAAAACGCCCCAAATCTGTGTTCAACAATCGTTTAAAATTCATGTCTAGTATGTCGTACCCGAATGGGTTAGGTAGTTATAGTATAGGATGATATTTTGCTGGCCAGGTTGTCCCATTTACGGTTGCGCCGGGATGGTGGATATTTGGTTGGAATTGCTGGGACAAGTGACTTCCGTTTCCGTGACCGCAAAACAGTTGTTGGCCTTGTCTCGGTACTGTAGGAGGTGCGCGTTTTCGTGAGTGGGATACACTAGAATGGTGCGATTTTCCGAGGTGGTGATGTACACGAAGAAGATACCCAGAGCCAAACTGACTATGAATACAGGAATATTAATGTATTTTAATAAATTCAGCATTCTTCACAACCGATATGTTGCTATATATGTTATATGACTATTTTTTGTTGCCTTTCTTCTTCTTGGCATTTTTTTTCTGGGACTTTCCGGGAGCAGCTCCCGCAATGGCCTGGGGGTTTTTGTCGAATTCCGCGATCAATTCTTCGTCGGAGAGTTTGGGACCCGGTGGTACCATGGTACGCGGCTGGGTCGCCTCCCCGGGCAATTTGAAGACATAATTGTGGGGGTCGTGGGTAGGTTCCAACACGTAATTGGCGTCGGAGTTGTTTCCCGCAGCTTTTTTCTGGTCCAGTTTCTTACGCATCCGTTCGCGCATCTCGTGCTGTTTACTCATCCGTTCCAGTGCGTTCATGTCGAGCTTGGCCCCTTTGCCTCCCATCGTTTTGGCCAAGTTTTTGAACATTTCTTGGAATTTATCGTCACCTCCACCCATTTCTTTCATTTTTTTCAAGATGTCGCCGGCTTCGCGCATGATGTCATCTTTGGAAATTTCCCCCGAGTCCATTTTATTTTTGATTTTGTCGCCCACTTTCTTGATGAGCCCCATCATTTTCGCCGGATTCTTCATCATTTGTTGGAAAACATCTTTGGTGCTGGTAACATTTTTAAAGTCCTCGCCTAAAATACTTTCAAAGTCGGCCGAAATCTCCTCCGCAATGTTTTTCGCCATGCTGCCAATTTTCCCGTCAAACAGGCTTTTCAGGTGCTCGTGGATATCGTTCATGTTGGGCATACCGCTGGTTTTATCGAAATTAAACTCGGGTTTGGGTGGTTCTGTCGTGTTCGCTTCCTCGCCGGAACTCTTGGCGTCTTCGCCCGTGTGGTCGAAATTCTCCTCCATGTTTTTGAAAAAAGAGCTCATACCTTCAAACGTTTCCTTTAATTTTTCCTGAAGATCGGCTTCGTCGATTCCTTCAAACATGTTGGCGGATTCACCGAATGTGTTCTTATTTTTAATTGAACCCACTAACGTGAACATCAACAGTTGTAAATATTTCCATATGGACTTGCGTGTATTGTCTGTGACCCCCGCGCAATTGTAGAGGACCCGGAAATCCACTCCCGGCAAAAAGCAGACATTGGTGGTGTTGTCGGGTAAAAAAATATCGTTATTTTCGTACAAAATGTCGAAAAATCGCTCCGGAAGCATCAGCAAACAGTGCTTGAACAACGACCGCACTTCGTAAACGTCGATGTTTGGATCTGCCCACTTTTCCCATAAATGGGAATATTCGGGAAATGTCGTGGACAGATCGTGGACAAAATCCACAATCGTAGACTGAAAGTTTTCCGGGATTTCAAATATATCCGACATTTTTGGTTTATACCCTAGTATATTATCTAAATGATTTTTTTAGCTAGATATTTACATGAAAGGCGATTATCCGGTTTTGGGTAAATATTTCAAACTTCGGTACTTATAGAAGCAATGTCGTTCATCATGTGAATCATTTCCGCGGAAGAGACGGTGGTATCTAATACATCCGATTTGACGCGGTAAGGATCCCAAAAATCCACGGTACACGATAATTCTGAATTCACGCTAAACCGGCTCATGTTCATGTTCATGTTCATGCTAATTTCATCTTCATCGTCGATAAATTGAGATGGCATGTACGTATGTTGACTACCCTGGGATATTTGTCGCGAGGCGCACCATAGTTGCGCATCGTTTCGTTCCAAGGTGTTGAACAAAATATAAATATCGTCTCCGAGTCTACACAAAAATAAATCCTGGGTCAAACCATGGGTGTTCATGTAGTCGGTCAAATCCCGGAGAAATGCGCACAGATTGTGTTTAACTTCGGCGTTTTCTTGGGTTTTAATTGAATTGCGATTCATGGCACGATCAATGATATTTTCGAGCGATTCAACGACCTCTCCGTACGAATCGTCCATCTCGGGCTGCGTATCAAAATTGGAAGGGGTCGGTTCATGGTGATACGCATGTCTCCGACGTTTTTTCAATACTTCTTGGGTGTTAAACATGAGCTCTTGGGCTTTCAGTCTCCAGTGATATCTGGAGAGATCGATATGTAGATCGGCATCGGAATAGACCCCGTCCGTTGCGCTAATTTCTAAGAGGGGGGGATAGCAATAAAGCGTACAGTGGGGTGTTCTTTTCAGATGAACATCGGGAAATTTGCTGTGATAATCTGTGTCGGCCAAACTGTTTGCGTTTGTAATACCATACACATCGACTTCGACACTATAAATATCGTCATACGTCATCAAGTGAAATAATTTTTCACAGTTATTTGGTACATTGGCGATCGTAATTCTGTCGTACCACATGTTGCGTTTCCAGTCATGGATGAGACCATTTCGAACTACCAGGACTAATGTATGAAATAGATTATAAATGATGTTGTATACAATTTCACCATACACGTATCCCGCATTTTCGATTTTGTCAATGAATCGATAGTCACCGTGAGGGAAATCGGAGAGTTGGGTTAATAAATGGGAATCGTGGTCTTTTCCAAAGCCAATAAATGTGGTGGGATATCTCGTATCCAAATATTTTTTTAGTTCATTGGCACTAAATTCGCCATCGGTAACGTTACCATCGGTCATGAAAACGTGATAAACCCGCGCATCTGGTTCATTCGATATCACTGTATTCAGAGTTTCTTGCGCATCACGAAGTGGCTGTTCAATATTAGTAGATTCACAGGTATGAATGGTGTCCAAGGTGGTCAATAGTTGGTTCAGGTTTTCCCAGGTGATTTGGGTAAAATCCAGCACCGGATGTAGTTGACAATCGAAAGCTACTACAGATACAAATATACGCATACCTTGAATTTTGGCGTTGTCTGCGAATTGATGGAATATGTTTTTGAGACTATAAATGGCTTGGTACATTTTAGTGTGTCCATGATGGGAGATTTGGGACATGGACGACGAACAGTCTATACTAAATCGCACATAGATTGGTTCGTTTCTCTTAGTATGATTGTCCTCCGGGTCTTTGTCGTGGATTCGCAACTTTAAAATGCCGTTTTTTTTGTCTGGGTCATTTTCTTGGTATAACACGCAGTTACTTGCGGTATGGAATTGGATTTCGCTCTTGTTAAAAATGACGTCGCTCATATTTGACAATCTTAGAATATATCTGTTATTGACTAGAATATTATGTTGCTTTTACTACAATCAATTTTTACCGTCATTTTGCGGTATTTTGTAAAAAAGTGTATAGATAAATTATAGGTACCGCGATAAAATGTCCGAGAAAACGGATCTTACGCTGGAGACGAATAATTCGATTTCTGTACTAGAAAATGGGGTCAAGGAAGACATCTCCTCCGGGGCTTCTAATACGGTTGAAGATAGTTATGGCGAGGAAAATAGTACGGAACTGAATGTGAATTTACAAGAATTACGCAGTGAATTTGTGGATATTGTTGGTGCGTTTAATAGTTTAGTTGAGAAACGTGATATTGTAGCTGACAAGGTGGTCACGTTGAAGGAGTGCTATAACGAATTGGTGAAACAGAACAAGAAACCGGTGTTTTTATTTTGTCTGGAGTCGCTGTTTTTTCAGTACAAAATTTTGAATTTGGAAATGGAAAGCTACCAGAAATCGTGTTCTATTATTCAAAATCGAATTTACGGTGATTATTATAAATTGTACAATACGTTGACATTACAGTGCCAAGATAACCAGATTAATGTAGATGCGATTGTGAATCCCGTGAATAGCAATGTAGTTCTTCCAATATACAAGGATATTGACCCTTATTTTAAATATCGGGTGGAAGATATCAAGTGTGTACATAACCGTATTTTAAGAATGATAAATTTGTTGTATGATGTTCTCAATTCGAAAACCGATAACATACAAAATCATCGGGAGAATTTGGCGGTGGGGTTCTCGTTGACTATTTTCTTACAGACATTGGAATACGAAAAGGCGTTGATTTTAGGTCAGATAAATTTGTACATCAATTACATAAAATTTTATCATTCTTCTCAGAAGAAATATTTGGAAAAACTGATTGGACGCATCGATATTTTTGTGGCGGAATTGGACGATTTTATTTTAGTGACAAATTCGAATTCGGACCCCGAACTGAATATGGTGGAGACGGAGCGTCCGGTGAACGTGAACCACCCGGTCATTGAACATGAAGGGTGGTCGATGGTCGCTGAGGACGTGGCTACCGATGAGGATGTGTCTGCCATCGAGGATACGCCTGAAGCGGAGGAGGTCCCTACCGAAGATGTGGTAGCTGAAGCAGATACGCCTGCGGTGGCTGCGGTGGAAGAGGATATGGCTGCGGTGGAAGAGGATGTGCCTGCGGTGGAAGAGGATGTGCCTGCGGTGGAGGAGGATGTGCCTGCGGTAGAGGAGGATGTGCCTGCGGTAGAGGAGGATGTGCCTGCGGTAGAGGAGGATGTGCCTGCGGTGGAGGAGGTCCCTACCGAAGATGTGCCCCCTGAAGAAGATATACCTGCAGTGGAAGAGGCGGTGGTTGCCGAAGAAGACGCGCCTGCGGCGGAGGAGGTTCCTACCGAGAATCTGGTCGCTGAAGGAGATACGCCGGTGGAAGAGGCGGTGGTGACCGCTGAAGAAGATGCGCCCGCGGTGGAAGAGGCGGTAGCCGCCGAAGAAGACGCGCCTGCTGTGGAAGAGGTTCCTACCGAGAATCTGGTCGCCGAAGAAGACGCGCCCGCGGAGGAGGAGGCGGTGGCGGCAACGGACGAGGCTTCGCCACCAGATGCTCTCGAAGTATCCGAGGGCGCAAAAACCGTCCTGGATACGGAAAGTGATGTGGAGGGTTCCAACGACTCGTCGACGCATAATTTAAATTTAGATACCCTGGGTAACATCACCAGCACCAATACCACAGAAGGTGTCAGCCAGTATGTGTTATTTTGTCAAAAGAACCCTAACCCAATATCTTTGGCTCAGTTGCCCGAAAGTGTTATTTTAGAAAAATGCTTCACTCCTTTACCCAACCAGGAAGATTACGAGGATAACGAAATTGTGGACATTATTACCAATGCGATTCCGTTTGTGTCTAATTCAAATGCTTCGGTACACACCGCAACCCCCGACACGATTCCGCCTCCGCAAACTACCGAAGATATTTATAACACCATGAAGGAAAAGTTGTTAGCCAAACACACAAAACCTTCCGTCGATACATCGGCATCAAAATACAAAGAAATACCGCGTACATTTACGGGGGGTAACGTACCATCCCATCCTCCCGCCAAAAAACCGGCGGCAGCGACCAATTCAAATAAACAAACGCACCCGAACAAAAAGACCCCACCTCCTCCGCCAGCCAAATCAAACAAGCCTCCCCCAAAGGCAGCAAATAGTAAAAATATAAAGTAAATGTATAGTATTTGCGTTAAATGTTAGATACAGATAAAAATGAAAAAAGAGATAGTGTATCTGAAAATAACGACGCCACCACAAGTGTCATGATTGGGGGAAAACCGAAACCCAAAAGTATTAAATGGTCTCCGGAAAACGAATTGATTATGGTAGAATGGTGTGATATCGCGCAATGTTACAAATGGCTTCATATGAAATGTCATTCAAAACTGTCTTATCGTCACGCCTGGTTCACTATACCCGCAATTGCGCTCTCCACTATCAGTGGAACGGCTTCGTTTGCGCAAACGAGTCTTCCGGATTATGCGCAGGTGTATGCTCCTATGGTGATTGGATCCATCAACATTTTGATTGGTATTTCAACCACAGTACAACAATATCTCAAAATATCAGAACTGAATGAGTCACACCGCGTTTCCGGTATTTCTTGGGATAAATTCGCCCGTAACATCCGCATTGAACTGGCCAAAGATCCCGACGAAAGAATGGACGCCGGACAGTTTCTCAAAATTTGTCGAGCCGAATTTGACCGTCTGATGGAAACGAGCCCGAGTATCGACGAAAAGACGATCAAAGAGTTTATGTTGATCTTCAAAGGGAAAGAGACGGAAGATGACCGCAAACTGTCGGAAGAACAGTTGCGCGAACGGTTCAAAGAATTACGCAAACCGGATATATGTAATGTCATTATTTCGTCCAACGAAAGCCGACATCACTGGTACAAGGATCCCTACCGTCTACGTACATTCAATCAACAGATTGACGACGATTTGGAAAACGGATTTTCGCGCATGTCCAATTTCGATATGGACGAACCACCCCACATTCAAATGTTGGAAAAGATTAAAACTCAAAAACAACAAGAACAAAAAGACCGCGATGAATTGGAAAATTTAATCAGGGAACAGACCAAATTACTCAATGATTATGTAACTGCATTTACCGAACATATGGGAAGAAAACCCGAGAAAGACGAAATCGTATTAAATATGCGCGAGAATGTCGACGAACGGGTACTCACCGTATATTTGGAAACGTACAGTCAGGGTTGAAATATATATTGGAAATAAATATTTCATCACGGTTTGGGCAGAGCGGTCGAGAGCTGGTTTTGAAAATGTGTAAATGCTAAAACCACTAATAAGGCGACCACTCCCAGAATTATAATACAAATTGGCACTGTTTGCTGTTTCACGGTACAACATAAAATACTGAGCATCATCGCGATCCATAGCGTCAGGCACGCAAATAAATAGCGTTGAAACAATACCGGATCCGCAAACGGGGTGTAATTGATCGGTGTGGCGGTACCTCCCGTGGTGACATTGACATTTTCCGCATTAAAAATGATTATAAAGATGATGGTGAGAACCAACAGAAATCCGACCGACATGAAATAATTGATTTTGTTGTAATTACCTAAAAAAAAGATTACCCCTAAAAGTATCATCGTAACCGGGATCACAACGTACATAGGGTTAAATGTATTGTTGGAACCATTGTAATATGAGGAGGCACAAAACATAATCAGTTCCATGATAAAATAAAAAAATCCGCCGATTAACAGAATACGCAAGATATACAGGAGATAAGTAAAAAGTGGATTGGACGGAATTGGTTTGGCTTGAAACATCCAATCGCTGAATACATAAGACGATTGTGTGGTACCTTCAACCGCCGCAACCGTAGAAGAAGGTTCACTCATATTATTTATTAGTATAACTTTCTGGTTACCGTTCGGTCTCGGTCCTGTATATGATAAACATCTACAAAAATTGATCTATATTGACCAACCGATTACGTATTGTACCTATAACGCATGCACCATTGAGATCCTTTGAGAATGGAAGAGCCCACTTGCGCAATTTGTCTTTCTGACCTGTCCAGCCGTCAGCGCAAGCTACATACCACAACGTGTGGTCACGTATTTCACGAAACGTGTTTTGAACAAATCAAACGTCCGAACGATGAACCGTTCACCACGTTGAACTGTCCGTGTTGCCGGGCGGAGATTGAACCCTCAATGAAAGTACAAATTCGCGATTTTGATGTGAGAATTCGCGAATTGAGTGACTACGTTCGCATGTGTCCACTTGTACAACAAGTCTATATTGCTCAACAAAATGACCGGATTCGTGAACTACAGGAAGCGTTGGACGAGGCTAAAAAAAAGAAGCGTATTGTCACTGCCGAACTGGCGGATACGAACCGACACAACAAACAGGTTTTGGAGAACCATAAAATGGCACGTAAACTTTTGTACGACAATCTTCAGCAAGAAATGGAGGAACATCGTCGTAAGAAGAGCGATATGCGGGCAGAAAAGAAGCAAGCAAAGGATGCGGAGAGTGTGCTTCCCGCCGCCGTCGCGGGAGCGGTGGTGGGACCTAAAAAGGTCAAGATTCGGGTTGTACCTCCGGTTTCTACAGGAGACGGTGTCTAACAAGAAGTCTAGCTGAGCTACTAGGTAAAATAACATGTTGTGGTGTAATGTAATTCATTTTTTTCCGCACCTGTACAAAATATATAGCTAATTCATATAGGGTTCTCATCCACTTTAAATAAACAATTTACAATGCCTTTTCTTCCGTTTACTCCTTTGGGTGCTCCGTTGATTCGGGAAATCAACAACGGTATTTTAACTGCGAAAAATGCGATGCCATTCAAAGACATCACCAGCGACGGCAATGCGTCGTTTGAATTGGGGCGTAGACTGTTTAAAAAAACGGCGGTGCCACCGGTGAATGCTTCCACCATCAAAATTGGCAAAATGGTCATCCAACGTCGCGCTTTAGGTTTATCGGACCACCAGGCGGTCATTAGTGGTCCCGCGGCTCCTCTTCAAAAACGCTGGATCGGCGGAAACCACGACGCATCACAGATTATTAAGAACCGCCGGGTCAACGCCATTGGCCGCAACGAATTGAACCCCAACGGTACACGGGTGGCATTTAAGAACGTGTCGGACAAAAACACGGTCAGGGATGCGCTTGTTCGGGTGCGTCACGCGGGATCCGCCGCTCCTGCGAAAAAATTTCATAAATACGCCAACGCCCCGGCATTTTACTAGGCGGGTAGTAATTATTTTCACTGTGATAAAATAACATAAACATCCGATAATAGTATAGAGATATACGCAAGTCAATATTTTGTCGTTTTCTATGAAAGCAATTGCGGTGTTTCCTGGGCCGAAAATCAAAGGGACGGTGATTTTTTCGGAAGACGCCTCGTCGGGTAAGATCAACCTGGACATTGATCTCCAAGGATTGAAAAAACATGGCGTACACGGGTTTCATGTACACGAATACGGTGATTTATCGGCCGGGTGCGACAGTGCGTGTGGACATTACAACCCATACCACAAGAATCACGGTGGACCCGATGTGAAAGAGCGCCATGTGGGTGATTTAGGCAATTTGGAAGCCGATGCCGAGGGTCGTGTCCAATATCGCATGACAGACCATTTGATTAAACTTCGCGGCAACAAGGCCAATATTGTGGGCCGTGGGCTGGTGATTCACGCAGACCCCGACGATTTGGGTAAGGGCACCAATGCCGCGAGTTTAGTCAACGGCAACGCCGGCAAACGCTTAGCCTGTGCGGTGATCGGTTGGAAAAAGCCCTAGACAGAACTTTGGAATTGTATTATATCTATCATATATAGATTGGTAAATATAATACGCGTGGATCATCATGGCCTCTTACAACCCGATGAATTACACAATTGCGGGAGAACCTGTGGCCTTATATGGCATGTTTTTAATTACAACGTTATTTATGGCCTATGTGACGCTTTCAGGTCCTTCCGAGTCAAAAGACGCGGATGCGACCACGGACACGCCCGAAAATGAGGAAAAAGAAGAACAAGACGAACAAGAGGAAAAAGAAGACGAGGCGGAACCCGAGGAGGAGTTGGCGGAGCCCGACGCAGAAGCCGAAGCATCCAGTGAACCATCGATGGTTCCCGGAATTGGTATGATGCCTACCCCGGTGGAAGAAGAAAGACCCGCACCGGAGACATCAGAAGCCGCAAAACCCCCGGAAGAATCTCGCGAACCAGTTCGCGGAGGCTACCGCAAAAAGAAACGCGCCACCAAGAAACACCGCCGTAAATCTGGTGCGAAATCACGCCGACGCAAGTTGTAAACACTGTTGGAAAAAAGTCTCTACCTCGGCCACATTGGATGTATTGACAATCGCATCCGGAATGACCGAAAGATTCCCCCGTTTCCAAGCCAGGATGGCAGGTATGCCATTGACCATACGCTTCGTTTTCAAAAAGGCGTACAATTCAAAATGCTCATCGATATCAATGATAAAACATTTGAAGTTGTTAGGTAAGGCGGTCATCCGGGTTTGTACCAAGCCCTCGATCTTTTTACATGGCCCGCACCATTCTGCGCCAAATTTCACAATGATGACACCCGGGTTTGTTTTAAGCTCTTCGCCAAACGCATCGGAATTACCAATTTCTTCAATATATTGAGGCATGGAAGGACGGTAGAATACACAAGAGTCGTAATATAACATAAATACTATTTTTTATGTTGTTTTACACATAAAAATACATTTGCTTGTAATATAGAGGCATGACCACCCATAATTTAGATATAAAAACGTACTCGTTTGAAGAACTGTTGGGTTTATTCAATCTCCACACTCAGTTTGGTATCGAAGAATTAAAACAGGCAAAAAAGAAGGTTCTGTGGATGCATCCCGACAAGTCACGGTTGCCGCCCGAGTATTTTCTTTTTTACAAAAAGGCGTTTGAAATTGTCGCCCTTTTTTTTGAAGAGCGCGTCAAACAGGACCGCGAGGTCCCGAAAACCGAAATAGTTTACCAACCGATGAATACATCAGAAAATAAAAAAGTGGGTAAAGTCATCAATAGTATGAAAAAAGACGAATTCAACAGTAAATTCAATGAGCTGTTTGATCAGACGATGAAAAAACCCACCGACGATAGCCGCAATGAATGGTTCAAACAAGAAACGGCCTTGTACACGGTTCCCGAAAACATTCCCCAAAAAGACCTGGGTCAGGCTTTGAACAAAATCCGCGAAAAAACCGGTGAAATGGTCCGATATCGGGGGGTGGAAACCATCTACAGTGGGGGTGGGTGGGGAACGAATTTCCACGACGACGGGGACGGAACTGGCGACAACGACTCGGGATACGTGGCTTCGGATATTTTTGGTAAACTAAAGTATGACGATTTACGACGTGTTCACAAGGATCAAACGGTGTTTTCTGTCAGTGAGGCCGATTTCAGCAAAGTACCTCAATACACTTCGGTGGATCATTTGTCGCGGGAACGGGGAAAGCAGGACCTGACCCCTTTAGAAAAGGCCCAGGCAGAACGACTGATTGAAGAACGTGAAAAGGCGTACAAAGAAACGATGATGAGAAAACAGTACGAAGCGCAGTTACGGACCCTAGAGTATTCTGAAAAAAACAAGGCGGTTTTGGCCAATTTTTTGCGGCTCACCTGAACTCGCCTACATTCGGTGGTAGTAGCCGCGGCCACGATTTCATAAGTGTAGTATTCACACGTATGAAATAAAATGTTTAACGTCCCCAGTAGGGCTCGAACCTACGACCTTTTTGTTTCGCCTGGTCGACCCAAAGGCACGACATAACAGCAAAATGCTCTACCTGCTGAGCTATAGAGACCCGTTTCATACCACGATGTTACTGTGTTTACTACACCCCGGACAAAGTTTGCTCATACTCGGAATCGAACCGAGCCGGTGGGCTTATAAGACCCAAATGCGAACCGATACATTATATGAGCAAATGATTGTTAATGGGAACTTTATCCCGTGGTAGTTTACACCACATGCCCCCACGGGGCATAATATAACTACGGTGTAGTCTTTATATTCATTATGACAATAAGTATTTAACGCGACATTTACATCATGAGGTCTTTGTCCGCGTGCTCGATAAGCGTACAGACATTCTCCCACATGATCTTCAGGTCGGCCTTCTTGTCCGTGTCCTTCATGTTCTTGAGTTTTTGCTCAATGGCCATTTTCAGGCGTCTCAACGAGCTCAGGTAGACCGTCGTCTTGTCCGTCATCCCGCGTTTCTTCGCCAAGATCATCCAACCGAGATGCTCGAACATGCGGATGTACCATTCGTGAATACCGTGGAATGTGGCGTTACAGCATTCGCCCACGGGCATGGGCATGTGGTGATGGGCATCGTAGTCCATCTTTTTCTGCGCTTTCATCGTCTTATTCTTCGCCATTTTGAGTATATATACACAGTATATTTTACACGCAATCCAGAAGGGGGTGTGACCGAAGATGATTCCCGACAATTCACGCTAAAATTTTTTGAATCACCCGGTCCCGATTGGCCTTGTTTTCCGGGTTGGATGCGTTCCCGTTGAAGGTGACCTGATTCTCGTGTATGCGATAAAACAACAGCACTTCGGGAATATTATAAATACGACCAAACTGTTTCAAAACACGCAATTCAATCTCGTAATCTTGGAGACAGCTTCCCATCGTGATGTCGTAATTACCCACCGCCAAAATGGCGGATTTTTTGTAACACAGGGTGGGATGATTCGCGAACCAGTCCGGTCGCGTTTGCTTGAACCTCTCCCAGGTCATCACGTTGGGATGATGGGTCCGCTGGAGCATGACACGTTCTTTCGGGTTATGGGGATCCACCCGAAACATGTGTAGATCGCTACCCACCATCACACAGTCCGGATGGGAGTCCATGAACGCCAACTGTTTTTTGATGCGGTCGGGGAACATCACATCGTCGGAATCCATCTTAACAATGATTTCGTGAGAACATTGTTGAATACCTTCATACAAGGATTTGGCAATGCCCTGATTCGTGGCGTTTTTGGTATACACGAGTCGGGTAAACCGCGTGGTTTTCTTAAATAGTTCTAGTTCACGCTCCAAGAGCTGGGTGTGGAGGGCATCCGATCCGTCGTCAATCCACACCAGTTCGATGCCAAAGTGTCCGTTTTGCGATTTAATGGATTCTAAACATTCTTTGATATACGCATATTTTGTGTTGTAACTGGAGACCAAGACGGATACCCAGCGATCGGGTGTAGCAAGTTCGCGGGGAATCTCAATCTGGTCCATGATTTCGTAGTTTTGTTTGGTCGATCCCCATTCCTGAAAGCAGTACACTTTTTTGTGGCCGTCGTATTGAACTCCGGTAAAATGGTAAGGAATAAAGCTGAAACTGGGGAACACACTGAACTCGGGGTATTTGCCCGTTTCCAGCAGGCGGGTCAACAGTCCCGGACCTACCGTGTACCAAGCCCGTTTTCCGCAGGTTTCGGGGCAAGAGTCGTTGGTCAGCATCCAGTCAATCGCCGCCCGACATAGCGGGTGTTTGGGTGGGAACCCCATGGTACCCGTGGCAACCAGCCCTTCGCGTGCGAGTTCGTTTTCAAATCCGGCAAACGCCGGCTTTTCCAAAAAAGTGTCGTCAAACGGTTCAATACATACAGAATCCGCGTCTTGAAAAATACCGCCATAGTGATACAGAATCTCCCACCGAATGATGTCGGCTTTTCCGTTGATTTCCGACATGCGGTTGATGGCGTCGATACACTCCAATTTCAGCCCGCGTTTCGCAATTTCGGCCTCGGTCCACCGGATATATTCAAAATCGGGGTGTTTGTCTTTAAACGTGTCCATGAACTTTTTCGGCATGGGTTTGGGACCAATCCATAGTTGGTGAAGAATCTTCGGAATCGGCATGTTAATTGTGATATCCAAAAAACCGCAAAGGGTGGGTCGGAACTGCGCTTTTTCCAATAAAATTACCCAAGTATTGTTTCTAAGTCATTTTGGGTACAGGTTCTCCCCCCTCAAAAAATAAAACCCGGCGGAATATCCAACAAAAAATACAAATGTACATGTATTTGCTACTTTTTTGTCGTTTTCGGGGGGCGGAGTGGGGGGCGGAGGGGGAGGGGGAGAGAGTTAATCATGGGGGCATTGACACAGCACTAATCCTCGTTCAAGGTCCGCGTGAACATCCCACATGGATTCCATTCCGGTTGTTTCTTTCTGTGCTTCTACGGTTGCCTGTTGCCGTGTGAGGATTTCGCCCCGGAATACGGGAAGATGGTTGATATACACACTAACTAGGCATTTGAATTCACCCATCTCGGATTCGACCTCGCGCCAATCAACCGCTTCGACCAAGTTGTCGACGTTGGTTTCCGGCGAATAGCGCACAAATTCCGTGATGACATTGATGTTGCTGGGAAAATAATAATTACGTGACCACACACTGTCTCCGTCGTACACTCCCCACCACCGAAACAGCCAGTCCATCGTCAATTCTTTGTAAGGACAATCGAGGCTGTTGTACCAACGCGTCCATACTTTCTGCCACAGTTCGGGGAGAACCTCGGATCCGTAAAATGTTTGATATGTGTTGTCATATTCAAAGATTTTTCTCAAAAGTTCGCTGGGCAGTTGGCTGAGCCGGCTGCTAGCCTCCATGGGCGTCGTGAACGGGTGTTTTACTGACAGGGTTTCACACATTGTTGCGCGGTTCTTTCCGAGTTTTAGATGGGGTGTTCTCGAGAACCCGCCAGAATAAAATCAATTTTTCGTTAAAAACTGCCATAAAAGGTCGTCGTCTATATTATCGAAATATAGATGATTCGTCATGTTTTTTCAGATAAATAATATTCGCAATTCCGCGCACAAAGTATTGGCAGAAACCAAGGTGTTTTCGGAAAAATATATCCAACGCGGGGTCATGGTTCTCCAACGTATACACCCGGAAACTTGGTTCACACACAAGTTATTGTTCTTAAGTAGTCACTTGTTTATATTGCCCCTCTTGTACCACCTATTCAATCCCAATGTGCGGCTGAAAACCTTGATATTTTCGGCCTTGTTTGCCAATTTCGTGTTCTCGATTGCGTTTTGGAGCAACCCCATCCGTTGGGGAAACATACACCGCATTGACGCCGCGGCCGCACGTATATCCATTATATTCTTGACATTTTATGTGTTGGTGTTTGGGAATTTATCGGTGGCCGGCATGTGGTGGTTTATTCTCATTATCGTGATGCTGTTCATCTTTTTCTATTTGAGTAACGTATTTTCCTCTTACGAATGGTGCTGTAAAGAACATATTTTGTGTCATTTTATGGCACATATTTTTGCGTGTTTGTCTATAACATTTACCTACGGGTAAACCGGTGCCTTATACTACCCCGTCATTGGTCCAATTTTTCTCGGATTACTTTTAGTTCGTCCTGGATATCTTTTAGCATGGTTAAAATGGTGGAAAAGTCCGCCGAATACATGCTCGCGTTGCCATTGGGTTCCAGCTCAATAACCACATTGTTGGAAACGTCGGTAAGCGCGATAGATTCCCGAATTTCCACATTCTTGGTTTTACGGGGACGACCGGTTGTCGCCGTAGGTGGTGGTGGTGGTGGTGGTGGAGGAAGTATCCCCGCGGTAGGAGGGGCAAATGTTGCGACATCCAGTTCGCGTTGACGCAGCTGCTGTTGAATCAACTCGTCCATGTTTTCAATGACCGGGTCCTGAACGACTTCGCGAAAATTGGGTTCGGGGGGTGTGGGTCGGTTCAACATGGTGTCGTATTCACGCTGGCGGTTTTCCAAGACATTGTTCGATACCGTTCGGTTCTCAAAAATGGGGGCTCGTGGGCGGGGTGTCAAATGTAAATTCCATTCGTCGCGATGTTCAGCAGGAATATCTCGAAATGCCGATGCCGTCGACGGGGTACCGTCCCACGTGGTTGAGGCGGGTACAACCAGTTCGGTATCGTCGGGGTCCGGGGGGATCAGACGGTTCTTACCGAAATTGACTTTTCGTCGCGGGATACCCGTTTTCCCGGTATACAAATAGGACGTTTGGAGGATATGCAAGTTGTCTTTCATATATTCGACCGTTTGGCGGTTCAGGTTCTCCAGCGCGGAGCGGTTCAATGTAACGTTTCGGTTTTTTTCGTAAAATGTTTGTATAACCGTTTTGAACCATTTTTCTTGGGCGCCCATGGTGGGATGAACTTGGTGTAACAGTGGTATATTTTGGGCGACATTCCACAACAGTCTCTGATTTTCTTGTTGTATATATTTTGCCATGACAACACAGGAACCCTACGATGACGGAGTTGTATGAAATATGATAAAACTCGTCTCTATCTTTTTATGTGGATTTTTCCTATCATGTATACCGGCGAAGATTTGAGTCCGCATCCCTTTGGGGTGCTCCATTCAAATCTGTAACTGATCACACAGCGGAGGGTGTAAAAATGATGGTAGCATCAAACCCGCAGTTTAGGTTGGATGGTGAACCCGTACACTACCACCTTTTCCGGTTCCTTCGGTTGGCCTTTCCAATTTTCACGCATAGTGATGAGTTCTTCTTCGGTTTCCTCAATCGTATCGCGCGCGTAATTTTTCAAAGCATCTACCGTATTCCCCCGAATATCGTCAAACACGTATACTTTGTAGACGGGTTTTTCCGGATTGATACGCGAAGTACGCACCACGGCTTTCACATGTTTCTTGAACGATTTCCCGCCTTTGCGGGCGCGCGCGGAGCGTTTCAAATGTTTTCTCGTGTTTTTCGGGGCTTTTGACTTTTTACGCGGGGGGATATTTTCTGAAAATGGCATGCCCGATTTTGAATGACAATGCACGTATATATAATCTAGTCATTAAAATATTTCCAGCGCAAATTTTCCACAAATTTGTCGGGAATGCGATGCCGGCGGAAAAACCGGATTTTGTCAAACGTTCCCCCTTTTTTTCCGGCACCTGCTTCCGCGGAATCTTGAGAACCCACCAAAAGGGTAATCACGAAAAACAGAGAATACATGCCGCATTCGGTGTTACTGTACTGGTGCGTCATGGGATAATTTTCATAAAATTTGAAACGAATGGGCTTGTTTAAATGCTTGCCTTGCTGCTTAATACGTTTGACTAAACGCATGATTTCGGGGGGAATTTTATCACCCGCGCTATCAAAATAAAAAATGAACGGTTTATTCTTGTCCAGGTCGATAAAGAGAGACACCCAGTGAGTCCCCGGACCGGTGTGTTTATCTAAATTGAAAATGACGGCTATTTTACGGTGTTTTTTCTCCAAATGAGATTTCAGAGAAAATTGACACAGTTCGTCCGTTACGCATTTAGACGTGTGGTTTATCGGAGCGTCAAAATCGATGAACGACGGGCCGATGAATTCAAATTCGGGATATTTATCTTCGTATTGCGTGAGAACATTGAAAATGTCGTAATTGGACAACCATTCGTTGGGATTGTATTTCCATTCTTTGGGGTGTTTTGGCGCAAAGACATAATCGTAAATGCGCTTGCGTAATTTATCGTCGTTCAGTTGACGTAACCAACAGTCCTCCTTCTCGCAACTGGAGAGCCGTTGACGCAGCTCCTTGATAATTTTTTGGGGGTCGGTTTCCTGGATAGGATCATCGCGGTGCGTGTGATTGTAATCGGATTTGATTTTTAATAAAATATCGGGGGTGAAACAGGTGTCCTTGGTGGCAGTTTTGCCATCTATGGCGGGATGGCAATTCATGGTCGGTCCTTTCGCATTTTTTCGGGTTTTTCTGGTAATATTTTGGGTAGATTTCCGGGTATGTTTATCATTCTTGGTAGCCGTTCTCCAGAGGAATGACATGGGTCTATCACTATACATAGTGTGGAGATTAATTTATTTGCGAAATTTTTTGCCGGAAAACGCGCGCAAATCTACGGATAATTGCGCGCGGGAAGGGGGTTTACGTGAAGTCGGCGGTGGGGGTGGGGGTGACGAATTTGCCGCGGGGTGAGTATTTTCCGACGAATCCGTGGCACCCACTTTGTGGTTTCCAAACAGGGGTTTCCTACAGAGTGACGTGTCTGAGGTTGATTTATAGACCTGTTTTCCCCAGAAGGATTTCGGAAAGGGTTGTACAGCGGCGGGGTCATCATTAGGCGATTCCATGTGTTTTGGGTCAAACATGATCTCGTCTTCTTCCTGAGAATCGTCCGAATAAGAATCTTTAGTACATTTTTCTTCCCGTTCCTTGTTCTCTAGGTACTGGATACAGTTTTTCGTATATGCGTGAAAAGATTCGCTGACAATGTTGTTAATTTGGTAAGTACGGTCGTTTAATAATTTGGAAGTGATGTGTATTATTTTGTCGTGATATTTTTCGAGCGTTTTCCGGTATGCCAAAAATTCGTCGTGTTTTTGGGGATTGGTTTTGGACAAATATTTTACGTAATGGTGGTTGTTCATCAATAATTCCATGGATACTTTATCTACGGAAGATAAACACTCGGCGGTTGGTTCCGGGGTGGTGGGGGGCTCCGTCTCTTTTTCGGCGTCACACATTTGTACTGTATGATAAAAATATTCTATATATGTATACTATACTAATAAATAACATTCATGGTTCTAATTACTCCTACAATTAAACCGTCTAGCTTGGGTGGTTCGAGTTACCAAGGTATTTCCCCCGTTCAATTTGCCAATAACGCCAAAACGGGCGCAGAAGTCATTGATCGCCGCGTTATTCGCAGTTCTTGGAATAACGCTTACGCCACAGGTAATGTGAATAATTACGCGCGTAAAATCGGGCCGTTTCGCGCCGTGACGAACTTGGGAGATTTCTTGGGCAGACAGTATTATTCGTGTGGAGGTTCCAACCAGGTAACGCTGGACCGTTATAAGCGTAAGAACAACGTAGGCGCCATTCCGCAAAACTGTGATACGACCGGGGTGCCGGCGTCCATCTGTAATACCCGGTTTGTGCCCGACAGTTCCGATTATATCCGTTACAAACGTACCCAGGCAGCCAACCGGACTTACAACGACCTTACGTTTGGCGGGGATCAACACAATGCGTCGTATGTTCCCCTGATGGCGGTGCGTAGATTCTAAACGGGTGGCCAATATTTTCCCGACATACATTATAGGTTTCGGGAGAACATAGACATGTTTAATAAATATTTAGCTGAATTTCTGGGCACATGCTTTTTTGTCTTTATAATATTGGCCACGGGGAATCCGATTGCGATTGGCGCGGCACTGGCGTTGGTGGTGCTGGTTACCAAAGATATCAGCGGCGGCAATATTAACCCCGCCGTCAGTGTGGTGATGGCTTCGGTCGGTAAATTGCCCTTGAACGATTTGGTTCCCTATATTTCGGCCCAGGTCTTGGGCGGTCTGGTGGCCCTGGAAATTTATAAACGTGTTCAGTTTGCGTAGGTGGACGTGGGGTCGGGTTTTCCGCATAATGATGTAGATTTTTAGATCCACATCATGACTCGATGGTTTACATTTTTTGGGGGACCCGGTCCAGCATACGGTACACAACGTAGAGCCCGAGAACCGTGATTGAACCCAAGAAAAATACGGTAATAATATCATCACTTATCACCATGTTTTGTGCGTCAGAATCGTGGTATTTGCGCATTTCGTAAACATCGTCTTCGGTCAGATAAGTGGGTATCACGACATTCTCGGGATAGGAAGACCATCCGTAGAACCACCCATCGCTACCGCCACCACCTTCGATGGCTCCACGCGAACCAACGTAACCCCTCCCATGGCCGCCATGTCCTCCGCCTCCGCCGCCATGCCCCCCGCCACCACCGTCATGTCCTCCGCCTCCGCCGCCATGCCCCCCGCCACCACCGTCATGTCCTCCGCCTCCGCCGCAACTACCGTGGCCTTCTACAAAGGTCTCCATAAAAATGGGCGGGGTTTTCTTTCTCCAGATGTTGTATTCGTTGGTTGAAATGTACCCCGATTCGGTGGTTCCCTTACCATCTTTAATTAGGTTTACCTGGACACACGTATTGTCCTTATAATTAGGATCACTCGTAATTTGCTTCGCATTTTGTTTGAGTGCGTCGATATCTTGTAAGGATTGGTAAGCGGAGAACACGAGGCCCGTGTTTTTTGGGTTAGTTTGGTAATAAGACATACCATCTACCACATAATACCTCGATTGAATGTTTCCTTCGGGATCTTGACAGCTCATTCCGGTATTTTTGATGAATTCGCGGTTCCCTAAAGGTTGGCCGTTGTTTGGTATCTTGGACGCCGGAGAACCGGCGGATTTGATAAGCAGATCATTGTAATCTTGATACCGCTTTAAATTATTTTTAGAATACATCGGGTTCTGTACATTGGGAGAGGTGATACCCATGTCCGTCGGGTTTTTCAACCAACCCACTTTAATGTCACCTGTTAACATCGTGTGGTTGTTACTGGCATCCTTTACTGTTTTAGTCGACAATGAATTTTTCGCAATATAATTCCAATCAACGTTGGTTAAATCGCCAACATTGAGGGTTTGAATGTTGGATATATCGATACTTGTCATTTATAATATGACCCCATTTTTATCCATTTTGGTTCACGGATCATTTGGGGAGAACCCCCGCACCCGTATTGTTGTATAATCCGGAATAAAAGTTGACAATGGATCCACCTACCTTTTGCTGAATCGCGACAATACTCGCATCCTGTAAACCGATAATGTTGGTGATGATCGACAATTGGTATCCCACGAATATCGCGTCCGCGTCGCGAAGACTCACCGGGGGGTCACACTGCGTGAAATTCGGATCTTGTAAATTAATCTTCAGGATATCCATGTTGCTTTCCAAGGTGGTTATTTGACTTTTTACTTGTGAATTGGGATCGACCATGGGTGGCGGGGTGCCCGCTGCGACCGGAGGTGCTCTAGCCAGCTGTTTTTTCAAGCTGGTTATTTGGTCCTTTATGACGTTCAATGAACAGTCGAGAGGATTGGCGGAAAAATGACTCAAATTATAAAGTCGCTGTTGTTTATCTGCCAACAACGATCCGTCCATCATGCCGGTTAAATCGGGACTGGCGATGTAATTGGGTAAAAGTTTCTTTATTTCGTCGTCGTGGGCTTTCATGACGGTGAGCATGGATTGAACGTTGCGTTGATAATTATTACTAATATCCAGTTCGAGGACAAGATGGGAAGTGGCAGGGGCGTAAGTCGGATCCAAGGTCGCCAAAATCGTGTCGTGGTTTTGAATATTGGTCATGTTCTCGTTCATGACGGAAACAATTTCCGATGCGGACAGGGGCTTGCTTTTCATGTCGCTGGAATTGTACATGGTACCTGGTATAGTATTAGGCATCAACATACCTTCTTGCGTTTTCATAGAACCGTAGAAGGACACTGCCAGAATCACGAGAACGAGAACCACGACAATGGGGAAAAAATAATTTTTGATGCGTAGGAATGTTTTCATGGCCGCCTGGCGCCTTTTATACATAGTAAAAGGAAATAAATACGAATTCACATACTTATGATATAGGGTTGGTAACTAGTAAAACTATTACTTACCAATCGCAGCGATCCGTTGTCCCTTTCCAAACATGTCGTTAAATAATGATACGCATGAGATATATTCGGTGAACCCATCGTCGAAAGAACTCGAGTTTTTCATGTTATTAAATAACGAAACCATTGTTTCAAACCACGTGACACATTATTTTTCACAGTTATCGGACAGCGTCCCTCCCATTAAACACATTGTAGGTGGCATGTATTGCGCCACCCAGGTGGCCAGTTATAAGGATATTACCCTGATGTTTTACGGCAACGTCAGTAACTGTCACACCTTGTCCGAATTTATAGTGGACGAGGCGTTTGATGACCCCGATGCCGTGTTTCCGAACGAAGACACCCGACTTATCATTTATTTGTACGTGAAATACGGTATCGAACACACGTTAAAGCTGTTGGAAGGTAAATACTTGTTGATTCTATTGGATCAAAATATCAACGTACCTGATTCTAAAATGTATGTGGCCCGTGACGCATTGGGATGGTGTCCTTTGTATACTCTGGTAGAGAAAAATGGGGTGGACAAGAAACTGTACGGGGTGGCAAATTCGCGTCATTTTTTCGACTCCCTCGACGAGTCCAAAGTATTCAAAATGTTCTACGCGGTGGAAGAATTTCCCCCCGGAACGTATTTGGAATTTACACGTGAATATAAGGTGTTATCCAACTGGCATCCGACCGTTCAATATTATTCTGGACAATCGTTGGTTACACGAGATTTTCGGCGGGATCACATCGGCAATGTGGCGACGTCATCCGATCATGCGCATCCTTTACATTATATGCGTCATTATTATTTACCTAAACTCCGATTTTTACATTACGCGTCGACAAATATCAATCCTCATCTGGATTCTTGGAACTGTATTCGGGATTCTACCGTGGAACAACTGAACATTATTATGAATGAGGCGCTTTCGAATTGGCAAGACACCCAGTCCCCGGTGGTCGTATTGGACGGTAACCTGTCTAGTTGTATTTTGGTAGTGCTGTTGAAAAAGATTTTGAAAGAGCGAAATTTTGCGGGGAGATTAATCACCGTAGTTTTGGATCGCAACGAAGATGCCGTCACGCAAAAAATTGCGGATTTTTATGATACAGATCACTATGCGTTGGACTGTATTGGACGGGATCATGCCTCGCACATATTTTTTGGTTACGAGGTCTTTTCGTCCATCGAATTGAAAAATCGGGATATTATTCAGTACGATGCCGATTGTCGTAATTCGGTACAACAGTTTGCGCGTGCCCCCAAATCTGCGCACTATGTGGATGGTTATTACCCATTCCTACACGAAACATTTTTGGAGTACTATTTTTCTATTCCGTTGGAACTTCGCGCACCTTTCACGGCACCCGAAGAAGAGACAAAACCGTTTGCCGAATTGTTACACCATTTTTTTGTTACTCCCCTCCCGTAGAATTGGGTTATAATTTCTGTAACACTTTGGGTAAGTAGGAACCCGATGTAGGTTCAAATCCGGTAAAATAGTTGGAGTCGGTAAGTTTGGTCATCTGAATAACCACCGACACCAATATGATGAATCCTAATAGACTGCTCCCGGCAATCAGATAACTAAAATCGCTTACGGTGATGGCTTTTTGGATCCCGACACATAACAGTATGAAACCCGTGATAGCAAATACCGCCATTCCCCCAATTTCGATGTTTTCCGATGTTCTATTGGATCTTACCGTATATGTGATTAACTGTTTGAAAAAGAATGGAATATAAAAGATACAGAAGATGGATACAATCAATATCCACAACATAACGGTGGTCATGGTTATCACAGTATTTGAGGTATTGGTCGTGGTACTGCCGTTGGATACCACGTAAGTGGGGACCACATTGCTGTAATCGAGGGGTACCGCGTCGCATTCCATCCACGAATAAGTGTTGCCGGACGCATCCGTCTCTTGGTCGATCGTGCCCGCTCCCTCAACAAATCCTTCTTTCACCGAATCGTAAGTCATGATCGGTGGATTCAATTTGCCTTTTTGTGTGGCAAGGATGGTTTCAAAGTTGGTACTGACGTCAAAAATACTGTCGTAATTGTTGGGGAAATCGGGAATAAAACTGCTGATGTTGGTGTTTGATAATCCGGTAAAATAACTGTGGACGTAGACGGGGGCTTTGAATTTTACGACAATGGAACGGCGATTTTCGTACACGTCGCACGTGGAGCTAGGAGGGAGAATGGTATCCAGATTCATTTCGGTGAGTATTTTTGTATTGTCCATGTCGATCGTGTCTTGGAGCATGTTGTCCAACACGTTGTGGAGGGACGTGGCGGTGGGATTGGTAGACAACATAATACACACAAAAAGTTTCCGGTCGTGGTTAGTGACCGGCGTGTTTTCAATGACCAACCAACCGCTTGTGTTGTCGTTGCCAAATATGTAGAGTTTGTTGGCAATGTAATTTTTAACTTCAGTGTAGGAGCCGGTTTCGAGGAATTTTTCGTAAGTATTTTGGCTAGATCTCTTCGCATACATGACGTTGGGTTCGTTCTCTTTGCCCATTAAATAATATTGAATGTTTCCCGCAAAAGGGGACTGTATTTTCTTGAAATTTAACCTGGAGAAATCATAATTAATGGTATTTTTCATAATTTCAGAGGTATTGGGTATATTTTATCTGTAGAAAAAGATATCCAATTTGCGGGGTTATCATGACAAAGTGGCAGGCGCCTTACCCGGATTTCTCGGCGGCCTTACTACTAGGAGGTATTTCTTCAATTGTGGGAACATACACGACGGATTTTTCGATGGACGCCGACGTGTCTTTTGCGATTGTATCGGGTGTCGTGGGTTCGGGTTGGACATCGACAATTGCGTATTTGTAGACCGCTGGAGCGGTATCGTCGGGGGTGTCTCCGGTATAAGAAATGTAGTCGGTATGTGTGGACACCAAGAGGTTGTTTTCTTTTAATTTACTTAGCATCTCGTTGTTTTCAGCATCCTCCGCGCTAGTATATTCTGTTGATTGGTTGGACAATTTACGCTTACCGGTATCCGAATTCGTGGGAATGAACTGTTGAAGGGTGTTTTTGGCAGTATTAAACAGTTCAGTGATGGAAGTCGGTGAGGTAGGACGAAGTGGTTTGGTAAAATGCTTGATGACCCGGTCGGCGTCGCGGACCAACTCGGCAATGTTGACGGTTTTCGCGGTAGGCACGATGGGAATAAACCGCGAGACAACGCGATCCGCGTCGCGGACCAACTCGGCAATGTTGACGGTTTTCGCGGTAGGCACGATGGGAATAAACCGCGAGACAACGCGGTCCGCGTCGCGTACCAACTCGGCAATGTTGACGGGTTTAGCCGGCTTGATAAGGGTACGGATAGGAATAAACCGCGAGACAACGCGATCCGCGTCGCGGACCAATTCGGCAATGTTGACGGGTTTGGCCGGAGACACGATAGGAATAAACCGCGAGACAACGCGGTCCGCGTCGCGTACCAACTCGGCAATGTTGACGGGTTTAGCCGGCTTGATAAGGGTACGGATAGGAATAAACAGTGAGACAACGCGATCCGCGTCGCGGACCAAATCGGCAATGTTGACGGGTTTGGCCGGAGGCACGATGGGAATAAACCGTGAGACAACGCGATCCGCGTCGCGGACCAACTCGGCAATGTTGACGGGTTTGGCCGGAGGCACGATGGGAATAAACCGTGAGACAACGCGATCCGCGTCGCGTACCAATTCGGCAATGTTGACGGGTTTGGCCGGAGGCACGATGGGAATAAAACGCGAGACAACACGGTCGGCGTCGCGGACCAATTCGGCAATGTTGATGGGTTTGGCCGGAGGAACGATGGGAATAAACCGCGAGACAACGCGGTCGGCGTCGCGCACCAATTCGGTAATGTCAACTTTGTCAGTGGTCGTCATAGGAATAAACCGCGAGACAACGCGGTCGGCGTCGCGTACCAACTCGGAGATGTTAGTCGTAGATTCTCCCTCGAGCGTTGTTTTCAATTCGGCCCGGGCACTATCTAAAATTTTGGGAATGGAACTAATTAAGTCTACAATACCCTTCCTGAACACGGCGGATTTTTCCGATTTTATTTGACTCAATTCTGTTGGAGTGGTACTACTTCCCGATGGCGCTACACCCAAAAGTGGAACTGTTTCTCTAGCTGACCTACTTAGCGTTACCAGATTTAGCCTTGAAGTATATTTTCCAATTGCTTGTCGAATTCTATCCAACATCGTCGGACCCCTCGTAACAGGAGGGATTTGAGCAGTCGGAGATGAAGGCCTCGGGGGGTCAGAAACACTTCGGGGCGATTCCAATGCCGCAGAAGCTACCGTACCACTTGGCGGTACATCGGGTGATCCGGTTACAGCGGGACCTACAGTACCAGTTGCTGCGGATCCTGGGATCGCCTCAGTACTAGGTGTAGTAGTAACGACGGGTGGTTTTAATATATCAGTAAATTGGTTTAATAATTCTTGCAGTTCATCACTGGATATTTGACCGCTTTCAATGGCTGATTTTAACTGTGGGGCGGCATCTTTGAGTTGTTTGATTAGGTCGGAAAGTTTCTCCATTTCAGATTTCTCTTCAATGGTCAAATTTACATTCCTTGTAGATGCCACCGACTTATTGTCATCGTCATCGGCAGTGTCACTCACGTCATCAACGGCATCGCGCGGAACAGCGGCATCACGTGGAACAACGGCATCACCCACGTCATCAACGATGCCAGCAACGTCTGGCTCAATTTCAGATGATTTGTCTGAAGCCATTTCTTCTGTTAGTGGCCCGGTACTTGAGTTTCTTGATACTGAGGATAGATCTTCTCCACCCGGCTGGATTGGTGCGTCCCCCTGCCTTGAAATGTTCGTAATACGACGTAAAGCGTTCATTGCTTTTGTTAAAATTGCGGTAAAACGCGTGACTATGGGGGGTCGACGGCTATTGTCTGATTTGGGGGCAGCCACCGTACCCGGAACCACATTTTCCCCACCGGTTACCTTGGATTTGTTCGATACGTGTTTTGATACTACCTGGTTTCCACTACCACCACACATTGTTGACGTTGTATCGCCATTTTTTGGGAATGATACCTCTACATACCGGGGTCTATCAACCCCAGAGGATAATACATCCTCCACGTCTTCATGGATTACCTCAAAATCCCACGATTGAATCGGCGAAAAACCGTAATCTTTACGTGTAGTCGATGTAACAGATCGTGGTTTGATTTCCCCGGTTGACGACAGTTCGTCATCCCCGGAGTCCGTAAGCCCCGCCGCATCAGATTTCACCACTCCGACAAACGACTGGATAACTTGGTCGGCGTCTGCTACCGACGCCTCGATTATGTTGGTAGGAGTCGCTAGGTCGACAAACGACTGGATAACTTGGTCGGCGTCTGCTACCGATGCCTCGATTATGTTGGTAGGAGTAGCTAGGTCGACAAACGGCCGGATAACTTGGTCGGCGTCTGCCACCGACGCCTCGATTATGTTGGTAGGAGTCGCTACGTCGCCGGCGTCTTCTGCCGACTCTGGCACTACTGGTGGAGGTGGTGGTCTAAATTCAGATAAGATGCTATCTAATATGCCAATTAATTTTGTTTTATTGGTTTGGCTACGTGTAATAGGACCCGCTACTGACATATGAGCCGACCCACAATGGAATAATTATAATACTACTATATCGTGTTATAATAATTCACCGTAAATATCATATCACGGGTATGTAACTAAATGTCCCGTTATCATAAATGGTTGCGCGAAATTCGTGGTTGTACCCATCTACATATACCGTGTCACCCTCCATTATTTCGTCGCAACCGTACTCGGACGAACAACGTTTCCCGCGGACTTTGATCGGCAACTTGGTATTCACCACACCCGTGTTGGAAATTGTATAGTATTGCCATTTATCGCGACCGGTCAAACTGCGACGACCCATAAGAGGTAAGATCAAGGCGGAGGTGTTTCCTAGTTCGATGTCTAACTCGTCCGAAAACATCTTACGTGCCCGTTTTTTGTCGTTTCCGCTCGCCTGGGTCAAAATACCGATTTGAGTGTAATCACTGCGCAACCCCCGGGTTTCGACGTTGACCGGTAGGTACCCGCCGTACCCGACGCGGTTTATACGGGGGGGCAAAACGGGTACCTCGACCGGAGAAAGGATCGGCGGTAGGCCTCGGACGTCCCCCGACGATTTTTCCCACACATAACCGTCCAGTTTGACCGGGGGCAAGTAGGGATCGTTCAGAACGTCGAGGCGGGTGGAGATACCCCCGATGGTGGTGGGCAATCCCAACAAGTTGATGTCGTGTCGGGGGTACGTGAGAACCGGTTCGCTCACGGAGGCCACGAGCGTGGTGGTGGTGGCGGCGGTGGGACGATTAACACGCAATTCGGCCGCGTAGTACCGGTGAACCAGATACAGAATAAACGCGAAAATCAGTATGAGTAATATTGCGGTCCAGTAGTCGACGCACATTGTACCGGGCGCGCATTTGGGTATGCGGGGTAATTTTGTTTTGAGAGGAGCCATATCCAACCGTGGACTGGATCAACGCTCGAACTATACATACTACCTATATTTGTCCTTCTCCCCGTGGTAGGCCTTTTCACGTTTCACTCAATTCTTGGTCACTGGTGTCCGGAACTTGTTCACCCCCCGTAACCAATTCGGATACATCGCTGAAATCCACTGCGCTGAGCGCTTCCTGCCATATTTGGTCAAAATCGATTTGACCGGCGTGTTCGAATGTATTCAACAGAGTTTCTTTGTATTCATTGAGTCCTTTGCGTACATAGGCGGCCATTTCGTTCGGATCTACCGGTAGAAAAATATCTTTCATGACCTTTTTAAATCCTCCTTTGCTGAACTTTCCTCCCATACCCATGGACGGGAACTGCGGTAGGGTGGGTATAAAGCATTTTTGTCGGATGTAGTCTGAATAATAAAAAATGTGGAATCCCATGATACTATTAAAAAAACAGTCGACTTCTTTTACCGTGTCCCAGAAACTGGTTTCCCACGTCTCTAGACAAAAGAACCACACAATAAATTCAATGGGTAAATACAAAATCCACCCGATAATTTCTAAAGCGTACCATATGAAACAGGTTTTGAAATTGGAGATGCGCATGAGAATGATTTGGGTGGTTTTGGTGGCCCATCGGCCTATTTTGCTAAATAAAAGGGTGAGAAGAGTGGCGTATTTAAAAAAACGCGCAAATGTCATCTTTGATTTTACTTTTTCGACGAATTCTGCTTTCAATCTCTGGGCTTCTATTTGAATATTTTGTTTGATAGTGCGAACTCTGTCACGTACTTGCTGTTTTACGACATTCACTTGTTGGCGTATTGCCGATTGGGCGCTGGTTTTTGCGGTAGAGGCCTTGTTTGCCAAGAATTTGGCGGTACTGTCTAATTGTCGCAAGACGTTCATGGCTTGTGTGGTGATGACATTCACCGTACCTTCGGCCGTTGTCACGATTGTGTTTTCAACTGCACCTGCAGTAGTTGTTGCTACACCCGTAACTGCTTCACCGAAGTTAAGAGCACCTTGTACATTCGAAACAATATCATCACCGGGGATTGTAAACGGGGGAATAGGTTCAATGAGCTTGCTCTTTTTGTGAATAAACGCAAATAGGAGGGTCAATACTACAATACCTAAACTGCTAATCAATATTTTTTTTTCAAGGTCGCTTAACCATGGCATGGGTGCGCCGGTGGCGGTTCAATTATTTTAGATGGGTGAATAAAATATATGATTATAACGTCAACGGCGACTCTATAATAATAGTTTATTTATTTTTCTTGATTATTTTTTCATTTCATCGAGGATGGGACGGTTCCCGTCGAATTTAATGAATCGAATTTGGACATGAATGCCTCTGCTTTTTTCAGGAGAGGATCTAAACTGTCCATATTTTTCAACAGTATTTTCTGTTTTTCCAGGAGGTTTTGGGTTTGTTCATCCAATCCGGCCACACTGACCGCTGGGTCCTCGTTGGCAACGCTTTTAACGTCGGGAAGTATTTTGGACGGATTCAGCCCTTTCGCATTGTTCGCCTTCAACGTAAGGTCCTTGTTGTCTTCGTTTTTCAAGTAAGTGTCCACATCTGCGTCTTCGAAATTCTCGTCGGCAATCTCCTTGGCCAATTCGGCGTTGAGTTCTTTTTGCGCGGGGTCATTGGGGTCCGTCACTTTCGGCGCGGGTGCGGCCGTGCCCGTGCCCGTTTCGTTCTCCATGCCTTCAATTGCGGAATGGCGGCCAAACTTGAGGATATTGGTAAATACCATGGCAACCGTAAAAATAACCATCATATTTTTACTAAAAAACGCCGTGAGACCCCCCACAATGAAAAACACCAGTATAGAGATGTAATCCCCGACCATCGAGAAGAACGTCAAATCCGCCACGGACAAAAACAAGATGAAATAGAGCAAAACGCGACTGTTTAGTACCGCATTATAATTGAGTTTCAACATTTTGGCCTGGGCCCTGGACAACATGTTTGGCATGATGACAATGACGATCCGATTATCTATATACATTGAGGGCGATTTTCTTGCCGGCAAATTGTCTAATTTTGGAGATAAAAATGGCCACAAATGTCACAGCATATTATGCTAAAACAATTATGTAAACGACATAAAAATAATACCACGTTTGACTATAACTAAAATCTCCCCCTCCTATATATCATTTAGGAAAAAATGTCTCACATCATAGATGAACCCATTTTACGCGAGTCGACGGATCGTTACACCATGTTTCCACTAACCTATCCCGACATTTGGGCAATGTATAAAAAACAGGTGGATTCGTTTTGGCGCGCCGAAGAAATTGATTTATCACGCGATTTGACGGATTGGGCAAAATTAAATGATGACGAAAAATATTTTATTTCCATGACTTTGGCCTTTTTTGCTGGCTCGGACGGTATTGTTTCGGAGAACTTGGGGTCGCGGTTCATGGCCGATGTTCAGGTGTCGGAGGCCCGCGCCTTTTACAGTTTCCAAATCGCCATGGAGAATATCCACAGCCACATGTATTCGGTGTTGATTGATACCTACATTCAAGATTCTGAACAACGTAACAAGTTGTTCCGCGCCATCGACAACTACCCGTGCATTGCGAAGAAGGCGACCTGGGCAAAACGCTGGATTGAGGACAATCGCTCTTCTTTTGCGGCGCGCCTGGTCGCGTTTGCCTGTGTGGAGGGGATCTTTTTCAGCAGCTCGTTTGCCTCCATCTATTGGATCAAGAAGCGGGGATTGATGCCCGGATTGACGCTGTCCAACGAGTTCATTTCGCGTGACGAGGCTCTCCACACGGAGTTTGCCATTTTGCTTTACAGCAAACTGAAGAAGAAGCTCAATAAGAAGCGCATTTACGAGATTGTCAAGGAAGCGACCGAAATCGAGAAGGAATTTATCACGGAGGCCCTTCCTTGCCGCTTGATTGGTATGAACGCGGCCCTCATGACTCAGTACATTGAATTTGTGGCCGACCGTCTGTGCCTCCAGTTGGGCTACGACAAAATCTACGGGTCCCAGAATCCCTTTGATTTTATGGAGTTGATTAGCTTGGAGACCAAGGTCAATTTCTTCGAGCGCACCAATTCGGAATATGCATTGACGAACTGCAAGAAGGACGACAGTATTTTCGATTTGTCGTGCGATTTTTAGGGTTTTTTTATGATAATAATTTAGTATATGTCTCGACAGGATACGGTCTATTCCAGTTTTATCTTTCTTACCAATGTGGTTGTGGCCTATATTTACGAATACTATGTCTACTCTGTGCTATTCGGGGCGTTGTTTATTACGTCCATCATAGTTCATGTCAACGCCCCGAATTTATACACGAATCTTTTGGATAAATGCGTCATAGGGGGTATTGTCCTCTACGGGGGGTACGTTTTTTCGAGAAAATGTGGGGATGGTTTCATTCGAGAGGGAGGTAATGCGACTATCGCAACGATGATTGTTTTCACATTCTTGGCGACTGTATTTTTATATGTGTACGGGTTTTTCTGTAATAAATTTTGTTTTTCCGAGGATTTAAAACTCGCAAACGCCTATCATGCATTGATGCATTTTATCGGGTCATTTGGACATCATTTGATTGTGTTGTTATAACCACCTCCCCCCTCCCCCTCCCCTGGGGGGTTGTCCTTTCCGGGTTAGGAGATGCGGCCATTATCCGTTTTCGAGCGTTTCTCTACATCTACGAAATAAACACATGCAAAAGAATGCCACCAACATCAGTGTGATTACCGTTATATTGAGGGCCAAATCAGTATTATTCATTATTTTATCTCAACAAAATAATGTATATCTCGGTTATTTCGGCGTTACACGATCTAAATTCGGACTCGAGGAAACTTCCATCCCGCGTTGGCCGAAAGCGACAGTTCCGAAGTGTCGGTTACGCATATCTTTTTTTCGTGATTAAAAATACCGGAGTTTTGGGACGTACCGGGAGAAAGCTCGGGCGGTATACGTCGCGGAGAACCCTGGAATAAATCACTGAAAACGGTGCGATGAAAACTCGGGCTGTGTTTCACGGCCTGATTGTAGGTTTCGTAAAAAGATACGTGTTCTTTTCCCAACACAAATCCTATGGCACGAAATAGCCGAGTTTCTTCCGCGGAAGAAAAGGGTAAATAGTTGTAAATTGCGGTCAGGGTCCGGTGTTGCCAGCGCATGTACCGGTACGCCCCTTCGCGGTACATGAAATTGGGGTTCGCCGATTGAATGCGAAAACCGCGAATGACATGTTTTTCCCACGAGTTTGGTATATACTCAAAGTATTCAATCGGCGGATCCTCCTTTGTTATGTAATTATTGTAATAATTCACGATGTCGTCCATGTTTTGTCTCGTCAATAGATCCACAGAGGATATTTTGATGGGCATCTTTATTACTATGAATAACTATATTTTTTTGTATTTTTTTGATAAATACAATAGTGTGGATCGTGATGGACGGGTGGGGGGTCTATTCACAACATGGACGCATTGTGGATATTCTCCGCGGCCGGTTTGAACGTAGTCATCATGTAACTCGTGGGCTCGCTCACACCCAGTGGAGCCATTTTGGCCACAACGTCCTCTTCCAAGGTGACGTCACGGGGAGGATTCATCGCCGCCATCTCCTTGTCTTTTTTGATTTGAGTGGGAGTGTATTTCACCGTCACCACTTTACCAGTGACAATGGTGCTGCGCCGTACCAACTCATATGCCACGAAAAGCGCCAAAATACCTAAAACCGGGTTGGTATAGAAAAAAACGCACAGTGTGACCAAGAGTACGACGGCAATGCCCAACGGAGAACTAATGTACGGTATCAAATAGGTGGGGGTTTGAACCTGAAAAATCAAGTAGAAGACGAACACCACAAAGGCGACTATTTCTAAAGCTGTAATATTCTTGAAATTGTCCATAAATTTTGCCATGTTACGCTTTATAAAAACTATGTGAATATATACAATTATAGTAGATTATTCTGACCGGCGTTCACCCAAAAATTGAAGAATAATTATTCGTTCCGGTATGATGATAAAATAACCACGAATACAACATGATATTGTGTTATCTTATTTCGAGCTGTTTACGTAAAATAAAATGTATGTTTCGTTTTCCCCACATTTTATCGTTAATGGGCCGAACCCTAACCATGTCGCGGATTCCGGGACATCATGCGTATTCTGCGGTGATGACGGAGGCGTCTTCTGAGGATACTCCGGCCAAGTCTTATTGGGTATTTTCCCTACATACGTGTTGGTGTATTGTTTTTGGGCCTATGTGGTCACGTGTTACCCAAAAAATGTCAACCGTCGTTTACTGGCTCCGTTATGCGCGTTTACGTGAACAGCACCGGCTCCGCATGGCGGGAGTGTTGAGAGATATTTCGTGTGCCATTTATTCTCGTAAAAAATCTTGGCTGCGCATGGAAACGGCGTGTTCGGAGGATAGTCTCCGGTATTTGGAAGAACGTGAGGTGTGGGAATTTTGGTCGGGCAACCCGCGCGATCGGGTCATGTCTGGCGAAAATTGCCGGCGCTGTGGTAATTATCGCCACCGGCCGTGGAAACCGGCGGTTCTTACCCATATAGTCTGTAAATGTGACCATGATACCCATGATGCTGCAGCGAAACGAATACATCCATCTTCGCATTCATATCAGGATTTGGATACATATCAAATTCAGATGAACAAGGACGAATTTTGGGTACAAGGCGATCATTATCATTTCTGTTTTGTGTAAGATTACTATGGGTGAGAATGATAATACGAGTTTTTTTATCGGGGTAAACTATATACTTGACCACATTGGCCGATTTAATTTGATGGAACCGCCTCCTCCGCCTCGGGGAGAACCTGTGGTAATCAAAATTAAACGGAAATACGTGAGAAACAACACTGAAAAAAAACCGGAGTTACCGGTACCCGCCCCCTTGCCAGGGTCGGAAATCGTAAAACCTAAACGCAAATATACGCGTAAAATACGTGTGGTGGAACCTGCTATAGATCCATCTGCGGTGGTAGTTACTCAACCTAAACGTAAATATACCCGTAAAAACCCGCCCATCGCGGCGCCCCCCTCTAACCCAGACCAGGCTGCCGCATCCGCAGAGCCTATTGCGGTGATGCCCCCCGCCGTACCCAAACCGAAGCGCAAATACACGCGCAAATTGCGCCCGGCGCCGCCCGTAGACGCAAACAAAGAGGGTGTTTCTAAAACAGACATAAAAACATCTTCGCCAATTATATCCATCCCCTCTTCTGCTGTTCCTCCGATGTCGGCACGGTCCACTTCTCCTAAAAATATGAAACCCGCGATGGTTCAATTATTGAAGGATTTAGCGTATATCATGCGCACGCGCAAAGAGTTTATGCGCGCAAAAGCTTACGATAATGCGCGCGAAACTGTCGAAACCTTCCCCGGACCCATCACGGACCCCCAACAGTTGGTGGGCAAACCCGGCATCGGAAAAACCATCCTGGAAAAATTCGCCGAATTTGCCGCCACGGGTTCTCTCAAGATCTTGGACGAGGAAAAGGAGGCCCTTCACAAAAAACGCGCCATGGACGTCTTCTCCGACATATATGGGGTCGGGGAAAAGAAGGCGGCGGATCTGGTCGACAAAGGCATCACAACCTTGGCCCAATTGGAGGCCCAACAGGCCCAGGTTCTCAACGACAAACAACGCATTGGACTGAAATATTACCGCGACATCCTGGAGCGCATTCCGCGCAGCGAGATTGAAGACTACGAGAGGGCGTTTTTGACCTCCGCCGCCCCCCTCCGCAACCTCCGCCTCCAGATCGTGGGCAGTTACCGGCGCCAGATGCCCGATTCCGGCGATATTGATGTGATTTTGACGTCGGAGAACCCTCGGGATTTTGTGGCATTCGTGGACGCCCTCCTCAAGGAAAACATCATCGTGGAAGTGTTGTCCCGCGGGCCGTCCAAATGCCTGGTGATCGGCAAATTACCGTGGGCGCAGCATGCGCGCCGGGTGGATTTCCTCTATACGTCTCCCCAAGAGTACCCGTTTGCGGTGCTGTATTTTACGGGAAGCAAGGGATTCAACACGGTCATGCGCGAGCGGGCCCTGGCCCTGGGTCTCACCATGAACGAACACGGGTTCTCCAAAATGGAAGGCCGCAAAAAGGGAGAACCGGTGACCGACACGTTTACCACCGAAAAGGATATTTTTGATTATTTGGGACTCGAATACAAGGAACCGCCGGAACGGGTGGACGGCAAATCCGTGGTTCTCCGGTCGGCGGCACCCCCCGAAAATGTTGCCGAGAATATCCCCGAGAAGATGGCCGAACCGCCCAAGAAAAAACGGGTCACAAAAAAAAAACAGGTTATAGAAAATAAAGTAGGAGAACCTGCCCCTAATTCGCCACCCAAAACCCCTGAAAACGAGGTAAAAACACCGGAAAAACCGGACCAGGTTCTCCCCCCTAAAAAAATAAGAGTGACCAAGAAATCGTCCCCCCTCGCCGACGAAACCCACCAACAAGTGTGTCGGGTCGTCAGCAAGACGGCGACGGAGCATATCCGCGAATTTAACCAAGAGGGCATCAAAGTCCTGGAATCGCTGTCCGAAGCCCAGTTGGCGGCGATGTTGGACGCGGCCAACAATGCGTTCCACTGCGTAGGAGAACCGGTGATGACCGACGGCGAATACGATATTTTACACGAATACATTGAGAAAAAATTCCCAAAGAACATGGTTCTCCAAGAAGTGGGGGCGGCGGTGGAGAAAAACAAGGCCAAACTCCCCTACGAGATGTGGTCGATGGACAAGATCAAGCCCGATTCGGGGACGCTGGACAAGTGGAAACAGAAATACCCGGGTCCCTACGTGATTTCGTGTAAATTGGACGGGGTGTCGGGCCTGTACACGACCGAGGGCACCGAGGCCAAATTGTATACCCGCGGTGACGGCAAGGTGGGCCAAGACGTTTCCTACCTGATCCCCTACCTGAAATTGCCCAAAGAGCGTGGGCTGGTCATTCGCGGGGAATTCATCATCCCGCGCGCCGTGTTTGACACCAAATACCGGGAAAAATTCGCCAACCCCCGTAATTTGGTGGCGGGCATTGCCAACGCCAAGACGGTGGACGACAAGATTCGCGATGTGGATTTTGTGGCCTACGAGGTCATCAAACCGGAGAACCTGACCCCCTCACAACAAATGGCCAAATTGGCGTCGTTTAGTGGACTGTTCACGGCCAACCTGGTGGTGGTTCAGAACAAGACGGAGGCGGCCATTACCAACGAGTCCCTGTCGGAGACGCTCCAGGAGTGGCGCAAATCGAGTGTGTACGAAATCGACGGCATCATCGTGTCGGACGACCGCGTTTATCCGCGCATGTCGGGCAATCCCGACCACAGTTTCGCATTCAAGATGGTGTTGTCGGACCAGGTGGCGGAGACCCACGTCGTGGATGTGATCTGGACCGCGTCCAAAGACGGGTACCTGAAACCCCGTGTCCAAGTTATGCCGGTGCGGGTGGGGGGCGTGACCATCCAGTACGCTACGGGGTTCAACGCCGAGTTCATTGAGAAGAACAAGATTGGGGTGGGGGCGGTGATTCAGATCATCCGGTCGGGGGACGTGATTCCCTACATCCAATCGGTGACGACGCCCGCGGCGGCGCCCAAGATGCCCACGGAGGCCTACCGCTGGAACGACACCCACGTCGATATTATTTTGGAGGATGTGTCTCAAAACGTGACGGTTCTCGAGAAACAGATTGCGGCGTTTTTCAAGGGTATCGAGGTGGACGGACTCGGACCTGGTAATGTGAAGAAGATTATCAAGGCGGGCTACACTTCGGTGCCAAAATTTTTGAGGATGTCCGAGGCGGATTTGTTGAAGGTGGAGGGGTTTCAACAAAAAACGGCCAAGAAGCTGTTTGACGGTATCCATGCGAAGATTGATGCGGCGTCTCTGACGACGTTGATGACGGCGTCACAGCAATTTGGACGCGGATTTGGTCCCGAAGTCGTGGAATCGATCATGACCAAATACCCGGAGGTTCTCCGGGAAGACGAACGCAATGTGGCGAAATTGGTGGCCATTCCGGGCATTGGTCAGAAGACGGCGGAACGTTTTGTGGAACACATTCCCCAGTTCATGGCCTTTATCAAAGAGTGTGGGTTGGAAGACAAGATCCGACAAAAAATTGCGAGTGCGAGTACGAGTACGAGTACGAGTCCTGCGGCTCCAGCTGCGACGAATACGGTGATAGGATCGGTCATGTCCATGTTTACGGGTCCGGCTGCGCCGACGGATGCGAAGCTGACAGCTCCCGATACCAACGACCCCCTCTACGGAAAATCGATTGCGATGACCGGGTTCCGCGACAAGGAATTGGAGGCGGTTCTCAAAACCCGCGGCGCCAAGGTGTCCCCGAACATCAAGAACGGGCTCTTGGCGCTCTTGGTTAAAACGGTGGATGAGAACCAGACGTCGGGTAAATTGAAGGAAGCCAAAGAAAAAAACGTTCCCATCATGACATTGGCCGAATTCAAACAACAATACAATTTGTAAGAGCTACATACATACATTACATATCTGTTGGAGGAGGATAAAAGTAATCAAGTGTGGCCACGATCAGTCCAATGGGTAAGATAATGGGCGACAATAGTATTGTGGACCCTCCTAGCCCAAATCCTATCATGCCCGACGCAGTAATCATAAGCACCCGCTCGACGAAACCACGCTGGGACCTGTATCTATTCAAATACTCTTTGTGCGCAAAACTCAGACCGCCCAAGGAGCCTCCCATGAACAACGCCGCCATCATTCTTCTTTCTATTTTATTGTCTTGCTCGGTTTGGACATATTTTTTATGGCAACCGGATCTGGTCGGAATACGCAAACCCTTGACCGCGGGAAGAATTCTTCGCGGAAACAACATCATAATTACAGTGTTATAGTATTAGTGTTTGTGTAATACTATAACAAGATCAATTTTCTCCGTTCAGTTTTGCCCACCATTCTGTGCCTTCTTCGTTCTCGTATCGGTCAACGTGTATCAAACAAAAAATAGTCATTATAACAAATACGATACCCATGAGTACAATAAGTTCTCCCTCCATCGATATGTTTCATTACACGATATTTTTTATATTGCTACAAAATGTAAAAACTGTTATTCCCAAATATACTCATCTGATCTCTCAGCTGGAAATTTATTACCATAATAATACGTATATAGATGCGATTGAAGGGGTTCATAGTAACGAACTTGCATACTACACTTGTTAGAGAACCCAATTACTTTGACGTAGCTATTGAGACTGTCTTTAGTACTAAACATAAACGGAATATGTAACCGATATCGTTCGTCGTCTTTGGGAATTTGGTTCATATATTTTCCGTTGCGACATTTAACCTCGCCAGCATATTCGAGGATAATGTTATGTAATTCCACTGGCAACTTCTCGAACACCATTTACTATTACTATTACTACCATGATCTAATATTTATGTCAATTTTCTGTTTCATACCGTTGTACCAAGAAGCTTGTATACTATTTCGTTGGTACGGGGTTCCAAGACGAAGAATTTTTCCTTTTCACGAATAATGCGCACGATTAGAGCTTTTTTGTCAGTACTCAGGTAGTCATTATCATAAAGGTAATGAAATATAGTATTTCCCCGGTTGTCGGTAATATGGATATTGGCCCCGCGGTCTAAAAACAATTGTACTGCCTCACGAATATCCATTGGAGAAAAGCACGCTATACCACTGGAATTTAGTAACGACATAAACGGACTGACCCCGTACATATTTTGTACATTCGGGTCCGCGCCATATTCGAATAATAACTCGAGAACACGTATCTCTTGGAATAGATATGCGCAATAATGGAGAGGTTCAGCGTCTGCCAAGCAATGTCCTTTAAACCAATGATAATATTGATTACCCGGGTCGGTGCGTTTACGGATATCACACCCAGCTTTCAAAAATATCTCCATCAGTTTTGCCGACCTATAACATTCATGTAAGATGTTTTTCTCGTGTATATCCGCCCCTAGGTCAACCAGCCTTTGAATGATTCGCATAAAAGCCGGGGTTTTTTGGCAAGAGCGGCTTATCAGTCTCCATAACAATAGGGGTTCTCGGGGGTCCGCGCCATATTCGACCAACAGTTCAACTTCTTCGTGCAATGTGTTATAACACGCCACATACAAAGGAGATAATTTTATTCCAAAGAGTCTCGTATGAAAATAATTATCTTCGATGAGCTTGTTACTGTAACTTGTATCTTCTTCGAGTATCATCTTCATTTTCTCTCTGTCTCGGAAAACAATGGCGCGATGTAGTATTTCTTCCGGGGAATATTCGCTGTAGTCAATGAGGTTGATTTCCCTCTTTTTTCCAACTTCAATCAAATGTAAGGGGTCTCTTGTGAAAAAAGAATTGGAAATTTTATGTAACACACTGTGTCCTTGTTTATTCCGCCATAATAGGTCTGCCCCATTATCCATAAAAAACTCAAAGGAGGAGGGGGTCGTGTAAAAAAGGGGGGTTTGCCCAAGATTATCTGGTTGATTGATATTGATACCGTGGTCCAGTAATATTTTCAGTAGCTTGTGGTCTTTATCCGCGAAATGATGCAGCAAATTTTTTCCATCTTTATCGACAGTATTAATGTCGAAATTCGCCAACATTTTTAATAAATGGCTTACGACATTGTCATCATACATCTTACCATAATTTTTTGCTACACTGCCCCATTTGATTATTTGTTTATATTTGTAGGTATTCGTGTCAAATATACTTTCATAAATATTGGCTGCGGATTCAAACATTGGAGCACTATTACATGTTATGTCGCTTTCTCTATACCTTTTCACAAAAAAAAACAATCTTATACCCATTCTAGTTCGTCATTCGTGAGCCGGATTGTTTTATTGGGTTGACAGTCCTTAGTTGCTGGAAAAGAACACCCTTCTGGACACCGAGTTTTCTGAGATATTGGACGACTGCACAACCACGTGCGAACTCGAATAAAATTATTATATTAGCTAATCAGGTAACATAATAATTGATGTTGAATGGTTTTTCTTAGCGTCTACACCTTTGCGCATTGAAAATGCGCATGGTAGCATTACCTTTGCCACTCGAAACGCACACTTTAGTGGGCGTTTTAAATCGGTAAAGCTGTAAATAATGAACCAAGTGCACCGGTTCACCATCGTCCGCTCCATTACAGGCGAAAAAAGGTGCGCCGGGCTAAGGGGGTAGTGTTTGCCGGGACAATGTCTGCTAATGTGTTTGATGCGTCATCGTCATCTTTTCCTAATAAATACATTTTGATTTTGGACGTTACTGCCCCATTACAGGCAAAACAACGGGTGGTTAATTTTTCGGTACAACTAACGCAAAAGGTATGTCCACAAGGTTGGAGGCACATCTTTACCTCGTTCTCGTAACATATGGTACAGCAATATTTACTAAGCGTCTTTTTATGGGTATCGCAGGTATCAATTGTTTTTTTATAAAGATCCAGAAAATCGGTGATTTTTTTCATTTTACACGTTTCGTTTTCGATTTTAGCATCGATTTTTTCGTAAACATCGCATAGGCTCTTGAGATATTCAGACTTTATAGAAAAAATTCGTTCTCTCAGTAAGGTCGGGTCAAGTATCGCGGTTTCCTGGTCTATCCCCAAATCGCTCGACATTAACTCAGAAATAGAGCACCTAGGCTTTTCTAATCTTAAATCGTCAATGCACAGCACTTTTACTTTGTAGAGGTCGATATAGCTCTTTTCCGTCTTCCAAATATTTTTAAAAATTTCCTCCAATTTGTTCTTATATTTGGTCAATTTGGTCACTCTCTCCTTAATCGTTTTCAGTTCGCCTAATTTCGCAGTAATCATCGCGTTAAAGTTTTCTATTGTCTTTCTAAAATCCTGTTCTTTCAAATATTCTTCGCCATATTCATACGGTTCTATAGCCTTGTTATCATATTCTTCCTTTAGTTTATTGAATTTCGCCATCATTTCGGTGGCATTATAATCAACAATAGACGGTTGCATTGTCTGACTAAGTGTTGTTGTGACGTTATTTTTATGTCGTTTCCCAATGGTATGAAAAAAGGTTTATTACACACAAACTATAACTACGCGCGAACTAAGACTTAAGGGGCTACTCGGCTACTATTTCGCGTCCACTCGAAGAACCAGTTCTGCAAGTCATTCAACTGGCCCTGCAGCAGCTTGATGAGCATCTCATTCTTCTTCTGCAGCTCCTTCTGCGTCATCTGAAGCTCAGCTGCTTGTCTTAGATTGACGGATTCGCGTTTCCGCTGCTCCTGGTGCTCCCACAAGACCTCTTTCAGGAACGGCACGGACGGATGGCCCTCGCTGAGCGTGGCGAAGAGCCGGTACGTAACGCCCTGATACTCCATACGAATGGGCAACGCCCACCCATAAGCGTAGGAGTAGAGATGGTAGTGTAGAGTCTCGTCGTCGATGTCGTCGCGAAAGGTGGCCGTGACGTACGCGCACTTGTCATCCAACGCCTTATTGGTCACGGTGCTAAACGTTTGCGCAAACGCAATCGTCACTGCTTGGAACTCGCTCGGACTACCGTCACCGTAGGCCGACAACAGCGTCTCCTTCAGGGCCTCTCGACCGACGCCTTCGGGAAAATCCCGGATGACCAGGTTCACCTCGCGGGGCAGCTCGTTCCAGGGGGCAATTGTAGAATATGCGGACATATTTGCTTGATGCCATGTTGAGCATCGTTATCAAAAAGAATCAATTTTTTATCCGTTGTCTCTCAAATACAACTAATTATAGTATTACACCGACCGAAAAGAAAAATAGTTGTAAGAATATTGTCCCATTTTTCTTTTCGGTCGGTGTAACTAGTTGTACACCATGGAATTATCACGCGGTTTTTGTCGCTGCCTTATATACTAACGACTTCGACCCGTCCAACCATATCTCCATTTCCCCAATCTTTTTGTGAGATTCAAACAGTTCGCTCATCTTTTTAAAGTGAGACGTATGTAATATGAGGTCTTTCAAAGCTAGATGCATATCCTCGACATTTCGGATCGACTCCCCGGGTTCCAATTTCATCTTTGCCCCTGGATCCGACTTTCTCAATGTTTCCAATTCAATATAACTTGGTCCGGGCACTTCTTCGCTGCCGTACCCGTGATCTGTTTTTCCATCCTCGACTTGGTAGGTGTCCTCGTAAAAGATCGCGGCTAAAATTCTCCGTAGACCGTTTTCATCCTGGTTTTCGCTATTGTATTTTTCAGGCGTAGTCCAAATTTCTTTCGCCAGACGCAAATCGTGAGTTTTGTTCCGTTTGTTGCTACAAATATAGTGAAAGCTTCCTTCTGGATCCTCATCTTCTAAAATCTGGTAACTACGGTTGGTACATTCCCCGCGGCGCCTGGGATGATTTGCTTTTAGATCTTTGTCGCTCTTGGCGACCTTTATAATGCTTTCACGGAGAACTTTGAGATAGTTATGCGAATTGTGTTTTTCGCTTTCCTTGAAATAGCATCGTCCGTAGTCGATGATTTTTACAATATCAAACGTATTGAACGAAACCACCTTGCCGTTGGGATAATGATAATTCATCGTGATATATTCACCATTATGAGGTACCCCCTCGTCCATTATTGCAGTCTCATGATAATCTGCGTCTCTGTCTTTTCCTAACGTATATAATAATACATTGTCAGTCTTGAGGTCATAATGGGTGTATTCGTCCGAGAGTACACCCAACGGAGCATAGATCTGATACAAGTATTGTACGAGATGATAGGTGAAGAATAGCATATTACTCTTTAAACTTCTAATATGATTTAATAAAGTGCGAGCGCCGTGAATATGTTGAATCAAAACGCAACCCAATTCTGCTTCCAAGCAAGTATCGCTGATAAATTCGGGTTTATCAAAGAAGGCGTTATAAGACATATTTTTTCGTTCTAAAAGACCTAGTTGTTGTGTTTCTCCTTTGCGCGCGCCCATACGCGCAGCTATATAGGGCCATTGGTACAATCCGTAGGTTTCAAGAAAGCAGGGGAATATATAGTTCTTCTTATTGATATAAATCCCGACCAGGGCTTCGTAGAACAAATTGTCACTGTCCGCATTTTGGGTACTTTTAAGGACAGTGTATGCTGTATAATTGTCCTTGACAAAGGGAACCTCCAATGCAAAGCCATTATTAGAATTGCCGCCGATTCGTTTTACCGCGTTTTTATCTACCAGAGACAAATTGTAATTGTCGAAATATGCCCGCATGGGTCCAACTTGTAAGCCAAACGCGACACATTCCCCTGAATTCGGGCATATTGCGTTGAGTAATTCCGGTATTCTTTTAGGATCATTGATGCGCGGTCCAAGACGCGACTGGGCCGCAAGAAACTCTTTCGGTCTATTTTCGGTTTTCATGCGCATAGCGAGTGCTTTCTCTCTTTTTTCGGGATCCGCGAGATCCTTCTTGACAAGTTGCTTTGCTAAATGGACCGAAATACGTCTCTCTATTGCCTCACGCGTCTTGGGGGGTGAAGGACTCTTTAATTTTCGGGTAGTAGATGCGGACGCGCTCTTTGATTTTCGGGTAGTAGCCGCAGTTACACTCTTTGATGAATTTACCGGTTTTGTCGGTTTGGCCCACGCAGACGTTATGTTCTTGGGGCGCAATTTACTCGATCTGTATGTGCGTTGCCTGGATGCCGACGGTTTTGGATTTTTGCCCACCGAGCTCGACATGTATACATAATATACAGAAATAATCGGTCCCCACCCTCCCTCACAAAAATTGATTAATAACACAACATAATGGATTATTGTCGCATATTCATAATGTCTACCGGGGAAAAAGAATTGAAGCAGTTGGTCTGTGCGAATACGGGAGCAAAAACAACGGCCGCGAATGACGCCGCCCCTAAATGGTTGAAAGAAAAATTGGAAAAGGAGGGCACACAGAAGGCCGAGAAAATTGTAAGCGGAATGGTGAATGGGACCATCACATCTGTATCTAGTCCCACATTTTTGAATATTATAGCCGAAGGTAATGCGGAATTCAAAGAAAAAATGGGTCGGCCCATGACTTATAGCGAAATGCGCGAGTTGTACGGGTAATTTGTGTTATTATGTGATCGGTAAAAAAAGATTTTACATTTTACACACAAACTTAGCCTCATCGATCATAGTAAGTATCTACGGCCTGGTCGAGTTCGATTTGAAACGCCCATTCTTCTTCCATGGCGGCCTGATGAGCCGCTTCGTCGGCCGCGTACTGCGCGGCCATCTCCGCCTCGGTCAACATTCCTTCGGTAAAGTGCATGGTATTGACATGCTGATCAAACGTTTTTGTGGGTGTGGGATACAAGTAATACAAATCAATGTAGTAGAGGTCCATGTCGGTCAGTTCTTCGTAGGTCACCTCGTCATTCAAGTACTGCTCCGCAACCTTGTTTTGTTTTTTTTGCCACATGAGAAGCGCGCCGTCCAAAATGGCGCGGCTCTTCACGAGTTCTCGTCGGAATATGTCGCGGTTCACCCCGAGATATTCCTCGACCATGTCACAAATGCCCTGGATGCCGAGGGCCTTACCTGGTTTCCCGGGGTGGTTTGCCAGTGTCCGGAGTGCTTTCAACGTGTATTCGTCCATCATGCGGGAACCTTGGTTCCCCGCACGCCCCTCCTTGATGCAGGAACCAAGGTTCCCCGCACGCCCCTCCTTCGTTTCAGTGTTATTCATCATGCTTGTGTGTGATTGGTGGATCTTGCGAAAATACCCCGAAAACAATCAATTTTTATCGTCGGATCGACGCCCAGGGGATGCCGTCGTCATCTTCGGTAGAGGTATCGACGAGGGGATTCACGGGACTAGGAGCAGGGGGACTTACCAGGGTCCACGTGGGGACATCGCGCGTCGAAGTGTATCGATTCGCGGCGGTATATGAAAACACATACACCGGCTTCTGGTTCGGGTTCGCTTGGGTCGTTTGCTTCATCATTGTATGGTTGCGTTTATCACAATTTACGGAAAAATATTCAATTTTCCGTGCGATACTACCAGATATTTTAGCGACGAGCTCTGTATTAGATATGGCCGTGGTAAAACAGGTACAAGAATACCACCTGCGTTCTATTCAATATTATAATGTATGTATATGTCTGTATATACACATACCTACAATGTTATCACAACTCATTAATAATGATCGTACGGATAAAAATACCAGACATTCCTACTTGGAAACATACGAAAAACTTTTCAGTAATAAAAAAGAAACCGCCACAAATGTATTAGAAGTTGGCATAGGCGGCAATTATTCGGGTGAGGGTGGCGGCAGTATCAAATTGTGGTACGATTATTTTACAAATGCCAAGATATACGCGTTGGACACAAAATTTATTGGTGATGTATGGAGTGAAATCCGAAATAACGAAAGAATTATATTACATACATCCATTGACGCATACGACGACGAATATTTTAACGCGGCCTTTATTGATAAAAATATCCAATTTGACATAGTATTAGACGATGGCCCCCATACCTTAGAGAGTATGATCAAATTTATAAAATTATATTCTCAAATTATGAAAAAGGACGGAATTCTAGTAATTGAAGATGTACAAGAATGGGACTGGATTGAAATATTGAAAAATGAAGTACCCGACAATTTGAAAAAATATATAAAAGTGTATGATTTAAGACACGAACGGCCCATAGATCATGTCGCGGATAATATTCTTTTTACAATAGATTTGAGTGAACAACAATAATAGAGATAAAAATACGATAAATATATTAGTAAACATGAATAATATATTTATTTATGGTGATAGTCATGCGCATTTCGGATTTAAAAATATGTCCTGTCATAATTTTTATGAACCATCTATTACCATGTTTCGGGTAGGCAGAGACAACAAAATAATAAAATTCGACAATAACATACACACCAATCAAAGTATCATTGTTATTTGTTATGGTGAGGTAGATTGTAGATGTCACATCAAACGCCAAATTGACTTGGGGAGAAACGAAGATGATATAATTGAAGCATTAGTTACGAATTATTTTAATGCGATTAAAAACAGTGTTGTTGTGTATAAACATATAATTGTGGTGGGAATCATACCCCCCACAAAGGTCGAAAATTTCGAAATATTACATAAAGGCGTTTATCCGTTTGTAGGTACCAACGAAGAAAGGAGACGTTTTACCAATAAAATAAACGAATCGATACGACAAAAATGCGGAGAATGTGGTTATATATATTTTTATCCCTACGACAAATATATTGACACCGATGGATATTTACACTATGAATTGTCGGATAAAAATGTTCATGTAGGAGATAATTCTAATATTATATCAGACCTGTGTAATTTATTACACATTGACAAGGTGTGAACGCTTTACAAATACAGGGAACATCGAATATAACTACTTGGTTTTGACGGAGGACATAAATGGTTGTATACAGTGGAAGTATTCGTCATAGATACTATCACATGCGAATGAATCTTGAGACATACATTGACGGTACCTTTCCAAAATATCGTCGCAGTTGGGGTCTCCCGGGTTACCAGTAGATGAAGTCGAAATGGTGACGGGCAAAGAACGGTCAACCGGACGGGAAGGAGGACCTAAAATGGCGTCGGTCATGCGGTGTCCCAACGACGACCCCGCCCCCAGACCCATGCCCTGAATCATGGACCCCAGAAAACTGGGTCCGGGGTGTTCAGGCTGCGGGGGACGAATGTCGTATTGTTTGGTGGGTCGTGATGAAGGCGGCGGAGGACCATGGACCAACGCCGGCCGAGAATATTGTGAATATACAGACTTTCTAGGCATCCGTTTTTGTAGTATACCTACAAAATAATTCTATATGTTCTTTTCTTCAAATTCTATTCCATTATAATCACACATATATGGCGAGGATCTCGCCACGGAACAGTGATAATGATCGGTCTTGTTCCCCTCGCCCGTGACATAATAGTTAATATTATCACTCAGGATAAATTTCGCGCACTTTCCGTACGATGGGTGAACATCGCACGGCAAATAATGTTTACAATTGATACACAGTTTGGGTAAATCGACCCCGACTGATGTAGACATGGTAGTCGCAGGATTACCTAACTTGAGGTTTCTCGTCCACCATGGGATCATGAATCCTCGTACCGAAGATCGTGTCAACCGGGACGCAACAATGACAGGCAGTCTCATTATTATTACTGGTATACTATACATATCCATAAGAAGGAACCTTTATGCGGTTTGGGTAAAATGGGATTTTTCTTCGTACATTTTGGCTTCTTTATCGCAGAATTTGTGTGTGGATCTTGCTGTAGAACAATAATAATATTCGACATTTTCCGGGTAGATTTCACCAGTAACATAATAATCCAGGTCGTCCTCTTTTTTCGGAAATTTCGCACATTTACTGAAACGTGGGTCTCTAGCGGGCAAGAAAAATTTACAATTCACGCACAATTTGGGAGCATCGATCACAGGTGCGTCGATTACAGGCGCGGCGGGGTTTACTTTATGGATGTATTTTGTCCACCAAGGGAAAAGACCAAATGTACGCACCGAAGACAACATAGATAAAAAAATAAAACAGACAATCTTCATTCTTCGCAATATACATCTATATTCGATTCTTTCTATACCCATTCCAACGCGTTATTAATCTTTTTAATCTTTTTATCGGTTGGTCGCTCCGGACCATGCTTTTCGATGAATTTACGAATCAAGACGAGTTGAATGCCATCAAATGGTTTAACAAACACGTAGTCTGCTCCGCACATGATGAATCCGTCGATATCATCCTGCGAATTATCACCGGTTAATCCAAAAATCAAACCTGTATAAGACGCCTGGCGCATGGCTTTCACAGTATGATAACCATTCATTACTGGCATATTTTTATCTATCAAGACAATGTGTATATTATTTGCGTTTTTTTCCATCTGCTTCATAGCTTCTGTTCCGTTTTCCGCCGTATAAATAACCTCAAATAACGGTAAGGTTAGCAGAAATTTACACATGAGTTTGCGGTTCAACGCACTATCATCCACATGTAAAACATTGTATAATCCGTTTTTACTTTGGTTATTCGGTATAGCTACAATTTTCAATGGCAATAAAACAATAAATTCGTTTCCTACTTGGTCAACAAAGTGATGACTGATTTCTCCATCGTGTAATTCCGTAATGGTTTTACAAATATACAGTCCCAATCCGGACCCACTGGTAGTATTGAAAGCTTGAAATAGTTTTTCCTTGATGTGAGGTAACAAATGATCGTTCGTGTCTTTGATGGAAATACGGACGATTTGTTCCCTTGAAATAAGTGGTTCCGCCGTAATATTGACCACAACAGTATTGTTGCGGTTTATGTCACGATATTTAATGGCATTTTTTAATAAATTTATGATGACATGTTGTATATTATGCGCATCGCCGAAAAACCACACGGAAACGTTAGGGTCAATGTGATAACGTAACACGACATTGTACTCGGCTAATTTATATGTAAGTAATGTGTTTATTTCATTCATCATCGTTTGAAATGAAAATGGTTCAAACGGGTTCAATACAAGGTTGCCGTTTTGAACCATCGCAAACTTAGTGATAACATTTTTTAGAAATTCCAGGCTATCGATCGTATCTATGACAATAGTTTGTGTATCCTTGTTCTCGATTTGTTCTTTGAGGAGGTGTAATCCTATTGAAATATTGGTGATGGGTGTCCGCAATTCGTGTAGAAGACATTTTATATACAACGTATTATCTAAAGAATACGATCTTTTTTTTGACGAACCACTTCCATTGCCGTGTTGTGAAATACCCTGGTGGCGTTGTGAAATATTTTTGTAGTCATTTTCTACAATATCACTTAGCGGTTTTACCTGATGTGGGGAACGGATCATACTGACTAATAAATTTTCAATGTTTTGTAATATGCTGAATCTTTTCTTTGTTTTCATACTGGCGCCACTAATCCTACTGACCGCCGACACGAAAGACGGTTGTTTTGGTTTTGTATTATTATCTATAACTGGAGGGGATTTTGACATATACTTCTACCATATAACGAGGTTTTTTGTTACGACGAGGTTTTTTACACAGTTACAAAATTGATATTATTTCATATTGTGTTATCATAATACCAACCATATCAAACTATGAAACGCGGTCCCGTTAAAAAGACGGCTAAATCACCGCCCGAACCCAAATTTGCGCCGACTCCGGAATACCTGGAAACGGTACGTGCCAATTCTTACCTGGGGAAAAAGGGTTACACGGTACCCAAATCGGTCCTGACCTCTCCCGACCTCGAATTTCTTAAAAAAGATTTGTTGTTGAAACCCGAAATACACGGGGTGACGTATGGTGCGCCCAAAGACGAAGGCGCCTTTCCAGTTTACCGCGAAAACGACAACAAAATCTATTTGCCCCGGTTTTACGGGATCGAGCGCTACGGCTCGCCCGACACGTCGGAAATCGAACCGGGTCTCGACATTGACGTGCCCTTTGTGAAAGAATTGCGGGATTATCAGACCATGATTGTGGATAAATACATGAACTTTGTGGGGAACCAAGGTTCCCCCGCACGCCCCCTCCTTCCTCCTCAGGCATGTTCAGGTGGTATCTTACAGGTTCCATGTGGGTGGGGTAAAACGGTCATGGCGATTAAAATCATCTCCCTCCTTAAAAAGAAAACCATGATCCTCGTCCACAAAGAATTCCTCATGAACCAGTGGATCGAGCGCATCCAAGAATACGCCCCCAGTGCCCGCATCGGCCGAATCCAGGCGCAAATCTACGACGTGGACGACAAGGACATTGTGATTGCCATGATCCAGACCATGTACAACAAACCGTTCCCCCAGGCCACCTATTCCCAGTTCGGTCTCACCATCATCGACGAGGTTCACCGCATCGGCAGCGAAGAGTTCTCCAAAACCCTCCTGAAAACCATCACACCCTACATGCTTGGCATTTCGGCCACGGTGGAGCGCAAGGACAAACTCACCCGGCTCCTCCACATGTTTATCGGACCAATGGTGTATTCCACCGAAAAAAAACCCGACGACCCCGTCTTTGTCCGCGGCATTGAATTCAAATCCACCGACGCGGAATTCAACGAAACAGACACAGATTTCCGCGGCAAGCCCAAATACAGCACCATGATCACCAAACTGTGCGAATTTGGTCCGCGGAAAGATTTCCTGGTAAAAGTCCTCCATGATTTACGCGAGGAAAACCCCGACGCACAAATCATGATTTTGGCGCATAACCGGTCCCTGTTGACCTATTTGTACGAGGCCATCCGTCACCGCGGGTTCGCCACCGTGGGATTTTATGTGGGCGGGATGAAACCCGATCAACTGAAAGCCACGGAAGAACAAAACATTGTGTTGGCGACCTACGCCATGGCGGCCGAGGCCCTTGACATCAAAACCCTGAGTATTTTGGTGTTGGCGACCCCGAAAACCGACATTGTCCAGTCCGTGGGACGCATCTTACGTATGAAACACGAGCGACCCATCGTGGTAGACATTGTCGACTCTCATGACCTTTTTCAGAATCAGTGGCGCGCACGAAAAACCTACTACCGCAAGTGTAATTACCGCATTTGGAGTATAGATTCGACAAAATATCAGGGTTTTATGTTGGACTGGAACACGGATTCCACCTGGTTACGGGTGTTTGAACCGCGTAAAGGAGGCAGCTCGGGTCCGGCCCGGACGGACAACGACAGTACGACCTCGTCCCTAGACCCAGAACCCGAACCCGTCACCATTTTCAAAGGTAAATGTATGATTTCGTTGGATAATATGTAACACCGTCGGTCGTGTGATCCCCACCCACTCCACCTCCTAACGGCGTTTCCCTGTGCCACGTTTTGATTTTTTCTTGTCGCGTCCCGACCCCCGCCATTTTCGCGAGGCCATTTTACGACGCGATTTACGTCTGGCGGGACCATTCGGAATGGTACGGCGCGCACCACCTACCGCCTTGGAAGTATAATCCGCGGAATTGCCTCCCATCCCCGTATCCGCAATCTTGGGGAGAATATTCTCCTGGTACCCGCTGGGACCCGGATACAACACCGAAGCGTAATTGGCCGGATAAGTCTGTGAAAGTGACATCGCGTAATATGACTATATATGTGTAGTATATAATTTCCGTAGCATGTCACAGCTGTGAAATGTGTACGACTTTACACGGCGGACGTATGACACGTAAAGGCACCCAGCGCCGGAATTTCGGATGAAATTGACACTCCATCAACACGGTTTTGTGGAGATCCACATACTTGTCTTCCGCCACATTTTGAAAGTCTTCTTCGTCGTCGCTTTCCTCAATCGCATCCAAATTTTCATTTTCGCGGATACGTCTAAATAATCGGTTCATCATGACACTGGTGGTGTAGTTGGGTATATACGCGACATTGTAATATACCGGCGTTTTGTCTTTACCGTACGCAAACAAATGATAAATGTCGTACTGTATGTCCGCAGTGACCTGGAAAACAGTGCGGAATTTGTATTGCGGTTTATTCAGGTCCATACGTATCGTGGGTCGGTACTCCGCGATCAACGGGTTGGTACGCGGGGCGGTGGATACGACGGGAGGCTGATTCATTTTACGAACTGTAGCAAATGCGTTGTAGGGGTAATTGAGCCAAGGTAAATTCTGTGAGAAAGCGCGATACTGGATATGGTGAATAGGGTAGGGAAGTTCGCGGTATTTTTCCGGCAATTTGTGTTCGTCTGTCTCGGACCCGGGGGGGCAGTACTCCCACATGGCGGGAAGAGAGAACCCCCAGTCAACCGTTTCTCGTAAAAACCGGTGTAACCACGGTAAACGTTCTCCAAACATGGCGTTCTTCATGGGAATACCTTGGTACAATAAAATGTCTTCAATTAAGAACCGCGATGATTCGGGCAACAACACCCCGTAAACGACGGTGTCGCACGATATGTTCGCCCCCAACGTATGTTCTCTCATGAAAATCTTGACAATTTTGCGCTCTTTATTCAATTCCAGAAAATAGATCACGTCTTTGGTGCCGTAAAAAGAGAACCAGGCGTAGTACTTTTTACCGTGAGGAATGGCAACGGCTAAATCGTACGGAGGTAAAACTTTCTTATGTGAGATGGTTTCATAAGAAAGTTCAACATAGGGGAATCTTTGTAATAGACGGCCCGTCTCGGAAATGGGAAATACAGTTATGTCCAGCATGTTATACAATGTCTACTATTGATAGCCGTATTTGTTTATGTCAATTTTTATGTCAATTTTTATCTCGTCGGGTAGAAAGTGTAGGAACGTTCGGGTTTCGCTAGATCATCTCCATGAGTTCGCGTTCCATCAGTGAGAAATCCACGGTGGATCCCATTTCAGATTGGGTGTCATCTCCGTAGGTAGAAGGTTCATAATAAGGTACATCATCTGTGTCCGAAGTTCGGTTCTCCTCGGGGGAAACAAAACCCCCCGAAAATTCGAATGTTTGCGCTTTATTGGCCGCCGTCAAATCTTCCAACATCAGCCGGTATTTTTGTAACTGAAAATCCATGACATTTTTAGTTTTTTTAGGGGTCAGTGTGTTTTTCGTATATTGAAATAAATAATGGACGGATAAAATTAACATCAGCGATATCACCGCAATCTGTATTATTCCCCACATTCAGGAATCCTATAGACCCCGATGATATTAGGTTTTCGCCTTTTTTTCGCATGGTCGCGGGCGCATGTGAATTCAGACTAACCAAATTTCAAAAATAATTGTAAATCACATAAAGCCAAGTGAATACCATTATTTACTATTTTAGACGGAGTAATCATTGCGCAAAACGCCATGCCGACCATCTTATTGGTAGAAAAGTCGGGAGCCATCAAAGAAGTTGTCACCAAAAACGAGACAACGGACGATTTATATAAAAAAGCCGGCTTCAAAACCGCCGAGGGATTCGAATGTGTGACCGTGTGGTCCGAAACCGTCGACCAGCGGGCTTATACCGTGGCGCTTTACGGAAAAACGCGCGGACGGGCCGGTCAAGAGAACAAGTACGATTTTCCGCCTCCGGTGGACAACGTTTTGTTTTTTGGAGCGTGCGTCTTGACGGGTCGGGGAGAGGCGGGTGACATCGTCGATTTGACCAAGGGGGAGTGGCTAAAAATCTACGATCATTTGTTTGGCGGGTTTGAAGAACTCGGTGACGAGGACGACGAGGATGAGGAGGAGGACGAAATTTCGGAAGAAGACGCCGCAGACAAGGCGTTGCCGCGTACCAAAGAGGGATACGTGAAGGACGGATTCATTGTGGATGAAGCTGCCGAGGAAGAAGAGGACGACGAGGACGAAGACGAGGACGAGGATGAAGACGAGGACGAGGATGAAGACGAGGACGACGACGACGATGAAGAGGACGATGACGACGACGATGACGACGAGGATGAAGATGAGGATGACGACGAGGACGACGACGACGATGACGACGACGAGGATGAGGATGACGAAGAACCGGGGGGATCGACCCAGAAGAATAAAGCGAAGAAAGTACCGGCAAAACCCGTGGCAAAAAAAGCGGGAACCGTCGCACCCGCCAAACGTCCCACCCGGCGTACTAAAAAAGAACTCGAAATGGAACTACGGTCGAAAACCCTGCAGAGAAACCATTCCAACAACTACTTGAACTGCAGTGATGAACTGGCCGAAGAACAGTATGTGTAAAAAACATAAATACAAATACACAGTAAACGTAACAACCCATTACCATGTCTACGGTCGTGAAAGTCTATCCCATTTTCGACACCCGGGGCCTCCGCATCAATAGCACCGTAGGAAACGGCGGCGGATTAGGGAACCAAATTATTCGCAACCTGTGTTCCAGTATTGTTGCGCAAAAAAATAATCTGAAATTTACTTACAGTCAGGTATTAAGCAACGACGGGGCGTCTCTCTGTCACCCGATTTTTATGGAAGATTTGGGGATTGAACTGTTCAAAGACGGCAAAATGTATTACGACCACTACATTGAATTGAACGAGGAATTATTCCAACGCGTGGTAGAGGGAGGGTCGAGTGTTCCCTACAACATTTTTACGGATTTCTTCTATCAAACCCCCTTTATTGCGAAATATTTACGTGAATATTTATGCGATTCCCTCCGCAAAATTCGGATTATCAAGAAAAATCCCTTTAAATCCCGATACGATAAGAATAACGACGTGTTTATTCATCTGCGCATAAAAGGCGCCGCGTGGGATTATTTTCCCGATTACCCCTTTGTGGATTTGGCTTTGTCGCACTTGTACCGGTTGACGTTGACCCCCCGCGGATGGTTCAATTCCGGGTACGGCAAGATCTATTTGGCGACGGATCAATTCGATCACCCCGTATGTATAAAACTTTGTCGAAAATACGACATGATTCCGGTGGAAGTTGACGAAATAAAAACGATTCAGTTTGGTAGTACGTGCCGGCATATCATCCTGTCCAACGGTACATTTGGTTGGGTTACCGGGGTTCTCGGGTTTTTTTCGCGCGTGTACCATCCCAATATGAAATTGAAACCGCAACACCATGGTGATATTTTTGTGTTTGACGACTGGTCCGTGATCGAGCCGGGTACCCCCCGTCGTCGCCCCCGGGCGACAATATCTATCCCTAGATAATATATAGATTTGGTGATGTCGACCCCGTCTCCGACCCCGACCCCATCCCCCTCCGTCATAAGTAAAGAAAATTTACGGGAAAATTATCTACAAATCGAGGAGGCGCGCAAAACGCAAATATTAGAGACACTACAGACTTCTATCACGCAGGGTGTCACCTGCGCCAACCGATTGGGTAAAACATCCTTTGTGTCCAAAAATTACACTTACAAAGCGGACTACATGGATGAGTTGGTCACGCGGTTGTCCACAATCTATGTAGATAGCCAAGTTTACAAGACCGTGTCTCCGGGTTCTCAAGCTACCGCGATCGTTATTGACTGGAGTTAGACCCCCCGTAAAATTGATTATGTTTTTATTCAGGTGATAAAAAACATAAACACCAAGTGATACTACATATTAACTATACTTTGCTCTCTGCGGATTTTACGGTATGTCGTTTATTCACAAAATTTCCCGGCCGACGGATTTTCGGGCCAATGTTACCGCCAAGTTGGGCGAAATAGTGGCCGTCCCGGAAGATTCGGTGGCGATCAATCTGGAAAAGGCGATATACAATTATGCCATTCGGGAGGCCACCCAAAAAAAGATTGTGAAAAAATGGGAAAATCCCTGTTTTGTCCAGATTTATGTGGATCGGCTGAGAACCATGTATATCAATATGAAATATCCGGCATTTTTGGAAAAGATTCGGTCGGGAGAAATTACTCCCCCCGACGCGGTGTTTATGACTCACCAAGAAATCAACGAAGAACGCTGGCACACGTTTATCGAGAAAAAGAAAATAATCGATGCCAACCGTTTCAATAACAACAATGTGGAGGCTTCTACGACCCTGTTTACCTGCTCCAAATGTAAATCCAACAAGTGTACGTTTTATTCGTTACAGACGCGGTCGTGTGACGAGGGTGAGACGATTTTTGTTACATGTACCAATTGCGGTAAGCGCTGGAAGCGTAATTCTTAGACAGAGTGTTTCTTTTCACGTGTTTGGGTGTATCAATCAATCATCTCCAAATCCGCCAATTTCCAGTATTCGGACCCCCCGCTGGGCAAAGGTCGGCGGATAATAAACGGGATCTTTTTTTCTTCGTATTCGCGCAAGGCAATGAGATAACCATCGATTAACGTCTGGTCGGTATTGATGAAGGGTTTGGCTCCCGCATTGATCTGTTTTGCGCGTTCGCCTAAAACCCGGGCTTTTTCGTATTTCGTAATGAACGGTACGGTTTTGTGTAACGGGTCCACAATGTTGCCCTCGGAATCGCGCACAATTTTACACAATGTTTCTACTTCTTCATCATTGTGTTGAATTAACTCGGGATGGTATTCTTCGATGATATTACGGCGTACGTTTTGATCAAATTTTTGTAAATAGTCTTCGTCCTCGTCTTCGTCTTCGTCTTCTTCATTTTCGTCTTCCGATCCCTCGGTGGTAAATGTCGGACGCGGCGGAAGGTTGGACGACGCCGGACCGGGTTCATCCTCGTCGTCCTCCGAACCCTCTTCTTCAGAATCGTAGTTATCATCGTCATCGTCGTCATCTTCATCGTCATTGACGTCCTCGTCCAGATCACTGTTGATCTCTGGATCTTTGGTGGGTCCACCGTCGTCGTCGTTTACGGAACTCACCTCACTTTCCTGTTCACTTTTATCTTCATCCTCCTCGGTTATATTCATCTCGGGATCAACGTCTGTTTTGGATGGGTTCATAATATCTTATAAAAAATAATAATATAATATGAAAATGTATTTATGTGCGTTTTATTTCAATTTTATCTAGTTCGGCGCATTCATTTCTCCG